TTATTCACCCTCTGTACCTGAATTTGTTATATCTTCTACTTTCTTATTAACAATATCTAGTCCTTTGATTAGGAATGTTGGTACATTAGCTCCCATAGCAACTACATTTTCCAAGATGCTGCGTAACTCATTAATCAAATATGTAGCCAACGTGAAATACCCAAACAGTACTACAAAGCCTAAATCAATACCTATCATGTTACCCATGTCTTGGAAAACCATAGAAACAAAAAAGGCAATGCAAATCACCACCCAATACCAAACTTTCTTAAAGATTCCCTTTGCGCCAACTGCGGAGCTTTCATTTTTCAAGTAGTATTTTGCTTTGATAAAGCCAGTAGTATAATCTATGATATTGGCTACTAAAAATCCAAGGAATAGAAACCAGTATCTCCCTAATAGCGCAGCTCCAATCGCTGCAATTGCTCCATAAATTAAATTTGTAGTGTTTTGCAATTCTGTTAATTTTGTCATAGTCCTTTACCTCTTTCTTAGTTGTTTTCTTCAACAATCTGCTGCATTTCCGCTTCGGTTATCCAGTTCTTTTTTTACTGCTTTTTGTAGTATTATTTCGCCCTTTTCCTTGCCTTGTGCTTTGTATATTCTTGTTAAGGTGTAAACCATATTATTTCACCTCCAGACCGTTTATTAATAATGTGTCAATAGTTTCTTCTAGGTGCTTAAGCTTTTTAGCTGTAATATCAATATCCTTAAAGGTTAACGTAGTAATCATCTTGCTTTCTCCTGTCTCCTCATCCGTTTCGGTTACTATCTCCGCTTTAGATAGTGTTTTATCTTTGTAGATAGCGCATAATGCCCCTGCTTCATTTAGATAGCTGATTTGACTTAAGTTATCATCTGTAAGTTTTGTATACAGCGTTGCAAAATCAGATATACTATTTAATACGCATTTATATTGATTTTCTGTAGAACCATCTAAAATATATATCTCATCTGAATTTTTAAATTTAATTCTTTCCATATTTATTCCTTTCTTTACATAAAAATAAGCTTGATCAGCTAGTTAATTTATTACATATTCAATTATTTTTACCATTACTAAATATCAGTTTAATTTGATACATAATTTACAGACAATATATAAGTTTCATTTACTGCAAAAGAACCAAACAATGTCAATCCTCCACCTGCCGTCACTTCACATAAATATACTCCACCCAAAGAACTATTTGTGGCTATACCTGTCGTAGTACCTGAAATTGGTGTAGGTAAAGAGGATGCTACGCTGTAATTGGTACTCGCTGTTGTAAATTTTACCGAAATGCTAACTGAAACTCGTTTACCTTGTTTGACGTAACCGCCGCTTAATCTCGTTACATTTGCTCCAACGGTTGGGATTATTACTGTATTATTGTCCAAATTATCAGTTATCGTTGTAATCTTATCATCTAATATTTTACCTTGTGTTGCATCTAATGCATTACCTGCTACCGTTGTAGAAAGATTGGCTACGACACTTGTTTTGTCTAGCTTGTTATTTTTTAGATACCAAAACTTACTCTTAAATTCTGCCGTAAAATTTATTGGTTCTTCTGAGGTTGTGAATATATTTGTTGTGCCCTCATAGCTATTCATTATATATGATGATGTATTGTTGCTAATAACAAGTGCGCTGTCTGCCTTGTACTCTTTGTTTTTATTACATACAACTACCATAAATTTGTAATTATCTGTAGTAGTTCCTGTTGCTCCAACAATATGCATCATGCACAAATCTGTGTTGTAATTTAAAGAAAACTCAACTTCTTTTAATGTCTCAGAATTAGTCTCTGCTACATTAACAAAAAGACTTGATGATGGATTTCTAACCCAGTACTGAAATGTTATACTTCCACTTATCGAACCACTTAATTGTATTATTTTAAAAATATAATCACCACTATTTAAAGTAGCCGATGTCGGAAACTGTCTTGAAGCATTATCATAATTGCCATTTATTACTACGATTTGATGTTCTGCGCTGACCGATATTGAAGCCGCTCCTGTAATCGCGTAATCGTCCAATCCTGCCACATTGTACTGCGCATTATTTTCCGATATAACATTAAAATCACTTATACTTGTGTCTATGTCTGAAATAATCACGGATGAATCGTTTGAAGTATCATAAGTAATACTTGCGCCTGTTGCTGTATATTCTGTATCTTTAAATTTATTTAGAAACTTTTTAAATGCTGATTTAACATATGTAAATAAATTTTCAAGCGTTGTACCTGAAACGATGTTTGATAAAATTTCCATGAATGAAAAACTGTTTTCTTCCGGTTCGTCAAACGCTATCGGCATTTCAGACGTAATGTCCCATTGTTTTTCCCATTTCGCATTTGACTCACTTGGCTCTGAATTAGTATTTTGATTTAAGCATCTCCAATAAACATAATCGTGAATTACTAAATCATTAAGCACATATGTTATCTGGTCGCTCCAATTTCTGCGAGGTGTCAATCCTAGTCCGATTCCAGCAATTCCCTCTCTTGTTATATTTGCGAAGTAATCTTCATTTGTTGGATAAATGTATGAGTTTGCTGGTACTGGATTAACAGCAATATACCCTCTTGTAATTCCATCACCTAGATTATAAGAAACAATATTTCCTACCGAATAAGCTTTATTTAATACAAATTGTCCGTTATCAGCTAGGAATACTGTAAGTGATTGAATTATCGCATTAATTCTATCAGTAACGTCTTGTGACCAATCAACAGTATTTGAATCATACCAAGCTGTAAACTGGCTAGAACAACTAGCTTTGAAGTTAACCAAATATGCATCAAATTGCGAAACAAAACTAATATTTTCATTATTCATACCTGTTTCAAATAAAGTCTTTTGCTCATTAAAATATGTCTGAAATTCGGCTGCCAAATCTCCAGAACTCGTTTCAATAAATCCCATTATTGTATTCATGTTTCTACATATAGTATTAATATCTTTTGCCCCGATAAATGTACCTGTCTTAGTGTAGACAGTGACATCAACTAAGCTGATACTTCCATCTGCATTGTTTACAATCATATATTTTCTAACTTGGTTCACAGAGGTATTTAGTACATCATCCTGATAATCTGTTTTTAACATTTCAAATGCCATAATTAGAAGCGCTCCTTTCTACCCAAATAAAAAGCAAGCCTTCGCCTGCTATTGTGTTGAGCTGTTATTGTGTTGTAAATTCTTAGACATGCACTTTCGATACGGTTTAAATCTGCAAAGCCAATGAAAGGAGTATTGTCATAGTACAAAATTCTTGTACCGATACTGAATTGATTGGTATAGGTCTTTGCCATGATAGTATCAAGATTAGAGGTTATCATGTTTATTTCGTCCGCATATGGATAATCTTCATAATTTTTATCTTCTCCCATAGTAGATAACGAAAACTCAGGATAAAGTTCAATGGTCATGGTCTTAAGTTCATCTATGTTATTCTTTATCCGGTTGTAATCTTCTATATTAAAGTAATCGCCTGTGTATGTTCCCTCTATATCATAAGATTCATTCCAGTCTAACTTAGGTTCTATCCATGCCATATCACTCCACCCTCTTTCTAGTTACTAAACTACCACTTAAAGCACCGCCATTATTGCTTAGTGTCGATTCTTCTACTACAACTCTCATATTATCTTCATATTTATTTTCCTGATAAATAATATCCGTGATATTAATTGCTGGCTCACCTCTATACGATATTTCATACTCTCTATCGGATGTGAAATATTCCCCAAGCCATTCTAGTACGTCTGCAGCATGTCCTTGGCTATCAATGAGGGGATTGCTCCATTCTTTTGTAATTCCCCGATTATTTAACTGTTTTGATAATTTTAGAGTTGTTATATTGTATTTGTACCCCTCTACAACTAATCGGAGTTTTGTAGTTTGAGTTAATCCACTGAATCGGCATTTTACATAATAAGCACCAGTTTCTATGATGCTTACACCTCCACTCGTCGCATCCACTAAGCGAATAGAAATGTTATAAACTGGACTGGTAAAGTAAAAAGTTCTCTCTAAATCATCAAGATAAACATCAACATCCTCATTAACAAATTGTTCCAAAGTAGAGGATTTTCCGTATATATTTTGTGAAATATACAATGTTTTTACCTTTTCCAATTTGTTAGCCTTTGGAGTGCTCAGCATATCATTGTAGGTAATGTGATAGTCAGTTAAGTCACCAAAATGAAAATTATTTAAATGAATTCTGTTAAACGGCTCTTGGGTACCAACAAACTCAATTGAAATCTTATCAAATTCTTGGAAATCGTAATTCAATATGTAGCTTGTATCAATATCCTTTGTAATTGTGATAGATTCGACTATATTATCATATAAGTACGTTCTTACAATAAATCCACTTGGCAATGAGCCACCAAAGGTCAACTGGATTCCATAAGTCTTAAAAGAAGCTTCAAGAGATCTTGTGATAACTGGATTGCTTTCAAACTCTCCGTTTTCATCACTCACAAACGAACTAATGTATCCAGTATTAATACTTGATTGCAGATTTCGAGGAATAAAATACTGCTGACTGCCAACCTTGGTAAAATTCTGCGTATATTCCGCATATTCTTGCTTTACAGTTTCATTAAGCGTATTCGCTACATTACTATATGAAGTTTCTCCATTACTAATAATTGAGCTATCGGGTATAAATGAGGACTTTAACTGTATTTGTCCATCACGATTTACACTTAAGACACAGCGTCCCGCATTTGCAATAATCTGCAAAGCTTCTTTGTGTGTCACATTTGGAAGTGGATTTCTGACAGTTACTTTTTTTAAATATGGATCTATGTACCTATTCTTCTCTTCCACTGCTCCATCATTAAGAACTAAAACAGCCAACGCATACAAAGTAATGCCATTCGTGTAGTACTGTCCTTTATAATAATTATCGTCAAGCTCTCTTAGCAAATCCTGCGCCTTAATTGTAGCCGTTTGGTCGTCAGATTCCCACGCCGAAACCTTGAGCGTTGCTGTCTTTATCCATTCAACTGTGCCATCTTCCAGTTCATAGCCAAAGTAAATTGTCATATCTTGATTCTCTTCAAGAAAATTAATCAAGCTGGCAGGATTATCTACGTTGAACTCCATATCCCTATTATTTATCGTTACTGAAAAATCTGATTGGTAAATGCTATCTGATATTGCCGAACCATAATTATTTAGCTTACTTGACATAATATGATTGTTATTAAATGCAAGTCCAATACCAAATTGAATACTATAAATTCTTACTCGATTATATGTAAACCGCATTTTACTAACTGTAATAATCAAATACTTAGTATCTTCAAAAATAAAATCAGTCTCAAAACTGCCTGTGTCATTATTGGTTATGATGCAGGTATCTCCTGTTTCTCCATTGATTTTGAAATCAATAGGATAATTTTCTCCGAAGTCAATTGTTGCTCCTTTAATTTCAAGGGGATCTATTGTATTAAAGTCAATTCTTATAACTACATTTGAGCTAACAGGCATTGCACTTGTAATCAGACCATTCTTGTATCTTTGTGAAGCTGTACGAGGAATAAAATACTGCTGACCATTTACTTTTGTAAAGTTATTTTCCAATGTCGCATACTGAAAACTATCATTAACATTATTGAATAGCTTCGAGAAATCTGAATAATTAGTGTAGGGTGATTTATCTTTTATGTATGCACTTCTTTGAGCATCTTGATTAATCAATCCCAATGAAACAATTTGATATGTGCGATTTCTATATTCCTGTTTCATCTGCTCCTTATAATCTTTACTTGCTCTATGCATACTAAGTTACCACGCTTTCTATAATCCACAGTCAATAATATTTACTGCACAATCTTTATATTTTACTGGTCTTCCTGAATCGTCAATTTCAAGCACATCTGCCGTTCGGTCACCTGGATACATCTTGATTGTTACCCAATCATTTGCAGCCATGTCCCAAATAGTAGCGATTACAAAAAATCCGCTGAACTCTTGCAACATAGATGCCCATGTGGTGGCATCAAGAACTGGCCATGTCAATGAGTCAACTTTGTTTTGGTCACGTCCTATTTTTTGTCCTACTACAACACCATTTGCATTTCTGCCAGCATCAACTAAAGTACTAATAACCAGTTTTGGAAATCTTGCCGGAGCTGGAAACTGCTTTCCGTTTATTGTTATAAAAGCCATATGTATTACCACCACCTTATGAATAAAGAAAACCCCTCGATTTCGAGGGGTATAGATTATGTCGCAAAGCTAAAACCATTAGACTTTTTAACACTTTCTAATTCTTCATTGACCTTACGTCCATTCAAACTTACGTTTGTATCTTTAGCTAAGATTCGTCTTAAAAGTTCATTTTGTTCTCTTAATAAATCATCACTTGTACCGCCACTTGAAGCATTTTTCATACCCTGTACTACTGCGTTTGTGATAGCTGTTGTAATTTGGTCGTTGTTGGCTACTGCAGATTTATTTCCGATTCGTCCAACCATTTCAGGACCATTTTCTCTTGCGATAAATGCTTCGCCCATATTCGGGAAGCCACCATCCTTATAAAAACTTATATTTGGAATTGGAATATCAATATCAAGACCAAAAAATGATTTTGTACTGGTAGACCAATTAATATGAAATGTTGGTAACTTTGCAGACTTAAGACCATTAATAAAGTTTGTTACTATTTTCTTACCCTCGTTGTACATATTACTAAATGGACTTATAATTTTTGAAGGCAGACCATTCAACCATTCTTTAAAATTGCTCCAATTATCATTCCATCCTTTTTTTATACCTGAAACAATATCTGTTCCCTTGTTTACAAATTTAGATTTCAAATCTCCAAACCATGAAACTACATTTTCTTTTCTGTCAGATAACCATCCCGAAAAACTGCTAGATAGATTATCCCATCCCTTTTTAATACCATTAATAATGTCATTACCCTTAGAAATGAAACTGTTATAAAAGGAACCAAACCAAGATACTACTTTTTCACGCATTTGACTTAACCATGTAGCAAATCCACTTGACAAGTCATTCCAACCTTTTTTTATTCCATTAATAATGTCATTTCCCTTTGTAACAAAGCTATTCCAGTAACTGCCGAAATTCGTTACAACTGATTCTCTTTTTTGACCTAGCCAAATGGCGAATCCAACAGATAAATTATTCCACCCATCTTTAATACCATTTATAATGTCATTACCTTTTGTAACAAACAAGGTCTTTATATTTCCAAATGCATCTACCGCTTTTTGAGGTAAACCACCAACAAACGTTGCAAATCCTGTCCATGCATTTTCAATACCTGATAACAATCCTGCGATAATATAACCGCCAATTTCTGCAAATGCTGTTGACGGTGAGTGAATCCCCAAAGCGTCTTTGAATCCCTGAACAAATCCATCTATAAAATCTGATATAGAACTCATAAATGAATCAATTGCACCCTTTATACCGCTCCACAATCCTTGAATTATGTTCTTCCCGAACTCAAGGAAATTCTCTGGTAAATTGATAAAGAAGCTTAAAATCGAATCCACAACCACAGGGAAATTTGTTTTAACAGTTTCAACAAGGCTAGATGCAAATGCAACAAACGATGTTATTGTGCTAGTAAACCACTTTCCAATTCGTGCAGGCATTTCCGCAAAGAATGAAACAACATTATTTATAACTTGCGGCACTTTTGTTGCGACAGTTTTGATTAATTCTGCTACCCATTTGACCACTGTTCCAGTTGCAAATCCTAAGGCATACCCCAATTTGCTAGGTAGACTCTTAAAAAAATCCGCAATCTGTCCTGGAAGTTTTTGAAAAAATGGAATAACGCTATTCTTCCACCAGTTCGGAACTTTTTTTGTCCAAAATTCCTTGATTTCATCCCAGTGCGTAGCCGTGTAAACAATTGCCGCCACTGCGGCTACAACTGTTGCAACTATTGCTGCTCCTCCAGCCACGATTGCTGCTGACCCAGCAAGTCCAAACGCACTCCCCAAAGAAGCGGCCAAACTTGTAAATGCAGTGGGAAGCGTAACTGTAAAAAATGTAGTAATTGGAGTGAGTATAAGTGTTTTAAATAAAGCAGGTAAAGACGCTCCGCTCAATGCCATATCCGTTTGTAGAGTAGCAAACGGTGTGAATCCTGATAATAATTTTCCTACACCTAGCATTTTGGCAATGTTAATTAAAAATCCACCTATAGCGCCGCCAACAGCTAAAAGAGCATCTTTAAATATTAAAAATCCAGTTGCAATCTTTGAGCCTGCAACAACTTTAGCCAATGACTCTATGCCAATTGCTATTGTCCCAATTGTTTTAAAACCTATCAAAGCAGTTGCGATTATACCAAGCGCATATCCTATTTTCTCAGCCTGCTCAGGGCTAATTTTTTTCAATGCTCCTGCAATTCCATTTAATCCACCAGGGACAACCGCATTGATGAAGTCAGCGCCAAAAGATAAAAGATCCGAAAAGAATCGAATCAACCCCTCCCCGACTTTTTCTGCAAATGGCTCTAGTGCCTGCCAAAAGTTTTTTAAAGCAGAATTAATTGCACTCCAATTTATCTTAAGTAAAAAGTTGTTAATAGCATCAATAAACATTGGCAATCCCACGCCTAACGTCCACTTTCCGATAGGTACAAGAAACTCATTCCAAAAATCTTCTAAAGCTTTCCATGTGAAATTAGCAAGTAACGATAACCCCTCATCCCAAAGTTTTTTTACTGCCAATCTTGTAGGTTCAGCAATGTCGTAAATTTTTTTAAAAGCTGCCTGAATCTTATCTGCTATATCTTCAGCTTTACTTTCCATGTTAGCAAATGCTTCATCCCAAATAGCTTGATACTCAGCAAGTGCGGCCGTAATTGCATCATCAAGTACTCCATATCCGCTGCTTGTCCCTGTCGTTCCCGAGTTACTACCGGAATCAGATGTTGTGTCTTGAGTTGCTATATTCAATTCATCGATGCTTGTTGTAATATTTTTAAGTTTCTCAGCTTGCTTTGTCGCATCTGTGAGTCCGTCTGTTAAATCATCTGTAGAGTCACTTGCATCTTCAATATCTAAAGCCGAATCTCCTATAGAGCTTGACAATCCTGTAATATCAATACCCATTAATCCGCTTATCCATGTAAATAATCTTCTAAGTGCAATAACGAGTCCATTTATGTATGGTAGTATTTTTGCAACAATAGGTAGAAACATATTTCCGATAATACGTGCTAAATTAGAAAAGTTTTGTTTTAAAACTCTTAACTGATTTGCAGGTTGATTTATCGTATTTGCAATATCGCCCATGGCAACCTTAGACTGATCTAAGATAGCCAATAATCTTAATTGAACTTTTGCAGCTTGGCTCATCTCTGAAACAGCATCAGAAATTCCATATTTTAACGCATATGTTTCTAAGGTTGTTTGTGATATGTCAATACCTAGTTCACGAACTGGTCTGATTTGTCCGGTCAAAGCAGATGCAAACTTATTCATTGCTGTGTCCATGTCAATATTTTTCAAGGATGACCAGTCAGCACCTAACATTGTCAACGCATTTGATACATTAATGGTAGTATCTTCCAGCAGACCCATAGAATCAGTCATTTGCGCAAATGTAGCTTGGTAATTTAAAATTTCATTAACATCTAAACTAAGGTTTTTAATGTCTAGTTCTGTCGTTGTTCCATCTTTATTAACCTGAAATCCTGTCATTTTGGAAGTCAGATCAGTCATTCTGTTCCGAAATGAATCATAATAAGCTTGTGCCGAATCGTATCCACTTTGCTTCCAGCTTGAAATTGCATCATTGCCGATTTTGTCTACGGTTACATCAAAATAATTTAGAGTCTCAATATAATCCATAGAACTTTCAACAATTTTCATAAACGCTCTTACTGCTCTTACAAGTAACCAATACTTTGCGTATAACGTTCCAATTGCTGCCGCCAAACTTAGTGTGCTTTTTGTTGCCCTATTTGAATAATTAACATATCCATTTAAGCTACTTCTAATACTATTTGTAGCGCTATCAACTCTTGAACCTTGATTTGTTAACCTAGACAAAGCTTCTGTCAATCGAATCAAGTTATTGGAAACTCTAGGTGTCCTAGACAGTTGCGTCATCATATCATTTAATGCTGTTGAAAGCCTTGGAATATTAGCAATCGCATTAGTTACTGACTTGTTTCCAAGCTTGGAAATGTTTTTGGATAATTCCCCAATCTTCACGGCGTTTGAAGACACATTCCCTACATTATTAAACGCTCTGCTTATTTGACTCATGGCGCTCGCGGCATTGTTTAAGTTTGCAGTGTTTATGTTTCCTAGTTTAGTTATATTGCTTGCAAGTCTGGTGAAATCCGAAGTCTTAACATTGTTCATAGACTGCATAGATGTTGATAGTCTTTGAACTCCATTAGCAAGGCCTGTCAGTCCAGAAGCGTTGATTCCGCTCAATGCGCCTGATACACTATTAAGTTTTGAAATAAGCTTATCTAATTGCTGGCTCGCCTTTGTCGCTTGTGCTTCGACCGCAACCTCAAGTCTATCTACTTCTGCCATTGAGTATCACCAACTTTCTTTAATTACTGGCGCTCAATGGCACTCATTTATTTTTGTTTTCAAATTTCTTATTAAAGACTTCTGCAAATGCTTCAAATTTCTTAGCTGCTATTTCTGCTCTAAGTTCATTTGAAACATTTCCATCTTGTTCAAGATTTTTATAGGAGTATGGCTGCGTTGGATATTTAGCTTTTTTATTAAAGCACGAGTTAACTGCTTCCATAAAATATCTTCCTTGAAACCAAGATGCGTAATCAATCTTGTTAAAATCATCTTTTCTTTCATTAATAAAAACCTCTTGGTAAATATCCATTTTCACAGGATTTAGACTCCAAAAGGTTTCATATGATATGCCATATTTGATTGCTGCTGGAAGCCAAATTTTATTTATGGCATCCTTAAAGCTGTTAATTGTTATTGTTCCTGATCCTGTTCCTTGTCCAGACTCTTCACATTCGCTTTCTTCTTCTCCCCTAAATCGAGGAGTTTTCTGAAAAAAGCTGATTCCTCCATAGCTTTCATAAAAGTTTCTGTGATTTCCTCAAAAGTTCCTCCACCTAGCACATGTTGCTCACAAATACGCTCCGATTCCTCTCTGTCGCACCCCACAACAATAGCGACAAATCCAGTAATTAGAGAAAAAGATTTATTTTTTCTTATAATATCGTCAAGACTAAATCCCATATCTTCTAATTTAGTCATGTGCTTAAATCCCAGCTCTGGAACGGTGTAATTTTTGTTATTAATTCTTACTCGCATAATCTAAGTCCCCCTTAAGATATTTTTGTAATTACAGTACTTGGAGTAATATTGATAGTCATTTCAATAACGCCATTTACTTCTGTTTCATTGATAAATACAGATAACTGACCGTCAAATTTGTATTTTCCAGCGCTACCAAGACCATCATTTCCAAACCAAACTGCATAGTGCTCAGTTTTATTTTCAAGTACCTTTAATTCATCATACTGATCACTGTCGTAATTGGCCGTAAAAGACATTGCCTCAGATGACTGTATACCATTGATAAAAGTCTGCATATCATCATCTAGGGTTGTTGTTTCAAGCTGTTCTCTTTCTCCACCAATTTGTGGTGTCGTTTTAACTGGCAGCAATTGTGTCCATGCTGTGCCGTCCGTACTGTGCATGAGTTTTGTATTATAACTCGAGATAGACATAGTTAAATTCCTCCTATTTTTACATAAAAAAATAAGCAGTCACCTAAACGACTACTTAAAATTAAAAAGTTTTATATTGTATCCCCATCAGCCACCACACGCCTATATCGTGCCACCCAACGAGAGATTGATTTGTCTGTGTTAGCAATTTTAGCCGGGCCAAATAAACATTTGAATCCCATTTGTAACATTGCATCTTTTGCTTTTTTACTAATGTTTTCACATTTCGTATCTTTTGTACTTGTATTATCATATACAGTGATTAATATAACAGGAGTAACAGAACCCTCGTTATTATCCAAATCATAATGTCCACCTGGCATATCCTCCACTGACATATCGCAATACGGAAAGCTTGCAGGAGTATCACCACTTGAATTTTTACCAGTATTAGTGCAAACATCTTGTATTCCATATTTTAATTTCGTGTAGACAACATTTGAACTAAATCCCATGATATCAACTCCTAACTCTTAAATACTTCCCTTGCAATTTTTACTACACTGCTTGCCATTACAAGACTTGCAGTATACATAGGCATAACTGCTTTTGTACCATAACTATGTTTCCATTCTCCATTTTCATCCTGATACCACCAACCGTTAGGGTCGTATGCATGTGTTTGGTCTGGATAAGTTCCAACGCCATAACCAAGTTTTCCTGCTTTTGGATTTTCATTTCCTTGGTTATAAGTGATACCTGCACCAAACTCCAAAAATAGAATAGCTTCGCTTTCAACAACTACTCTCATGCGTGTTATTTGCCCTGTGGAATCGGTCACTACTCGTAGGCTTCCAATCGTTGAACCACTAGCGGTATGGCTTTGAATAATTGCTCTGGCCGTAATTAAGCCAAATTCAGAAAGACGTCTTGCAAAGATTTGAACTTTATTGTTTAACTCTTTTTTGTAAGCTTCTACTTCTTGGATTGCCTTATTAACTTCACTTACGCTTAAACCAAAGGATATTTTTTTTGCCATATCAATCACCCATTCTGTAGCTTTTTAACAGCATACATGATACTGTTCAAGCTTCTTGCCACTTGCACAACTGAATAATCAGCACTATCAATGTCAACCATTCCATCCGTTTTTATAACTGGTTCCGTTTCATACCAAATCTTTGAAGTTTCAGAAATAGGTAAACTCATATCTGTTACGCAAATTGACTTCGTGTAATCAAGGTTTAGTCCAAAAACTTCCTGATCTGCACTTCCTTTTGCTGGTGATATATTTGCTTTAAATTCTAATGGAAGTGAGTAGCCAGACTCATACTCACCAGTTTCAATTGGTACCTGTTCTCCGCCAATATTAATATAGACAATATCTCCGTTTTCGTCTCGTTCATAGACTGGTGCAGATTCAGAGTATGTCGAGTAGTACATTTTTTGTTTATTTCTTTTTAATGAACGCATCTAACACACCCCTTATTGACATTATAATAATTCTGCTTCTTAGTCTTTTTCTGCTCTACAAGAGATAAAATCTTATCTCTGTAGATTTCATCATTGGAAACTCTTGATAGACTTATCAAAAGATAAATTGATAGATGCCCAGGTATTCGCTCATAATGCACCATATCAATTATGTACTTCGCTGTATTAAAACTGTCTAAGTGCGTATGACCGTACTTAAACTCTTTCTTTGTGTTATGAACTATATATCCATCACATGAACGATAGATATTGAATCCAAATTTCGAATATATCATTCTCATAATGCCTGCACCCAACCCCTTGCGTATTTGTGGCATTTAACCCTGCGGCACGATTTGTACCACGTTACCAACTATAAACCAACAATCACCATGTGAAAGTCGGATTCCTTTTCTGCGCATGGCAGATAGGTATTTATGCCCTTAAGGCTCTGTTATTCAACAATGGACCAGTCTTCTGCAAGCATATCGGCTTGACTTGCCAACCAACCTAGTTGAACACCAGACGTACCAACAAATGCTAGTGCTTTATTTCCAATTGCATCATGTTCAGCGTTTACTAATTCGTGTTTTGAATTAATATAACTGATACAGGTTGCCAATTCGACATATTGTTTTTTCCCATTCCAACCTTTACGCGCAACCTTGTGTCCCTCTTTCAAATTTTGAATAGCAGAACCAAAATCAAAAGTATCTTCCACCAAGGAAAAAACATAATCATCAATGTATATTTCATTGCAATTAGCATGATATAAATCATCATCGTAAGTTTTATCAATGTATGCCATCTTTTCAGCTACATTTGGATTGGTAATTACCTCTGTTTCACCAGTCGGCATATGAATAAATAAACACATACATTCAATGCCTTTATCTTTTAATTCCTCATAATTTTTAAGCAATTCTTCTTTCTTTGTCATTATTTAACCTCTTTTCTAATTAATTTCCGCAATAGGAAGAACACCATCAAAGCAATCATTTCTATCTGCAAATGAACGGCTTATACCGTTTTCAGAATGTGAAGTCTGAAATTCACCGCCAACAAGACAAAAATCATAAGCGGCAAGATTCTTGATATTAGAATAGTAACTCTGAATATCCTCTTCAATATAAGTATCCGTTTTACCTTTATATTTCCTTGCCAGCTTTACTTCCCTGATTGCTCCCTTGATTTTAGAAGTCAGGAGAGCAATGTCGGAATCTTCTGTAACTTCTAATTCAATTGTAAGTTCTTCTAAGATTTCATCTATCATTGTCCCCATGCTTCATCACTCCTTATTACATATCTGATCTATTGCTTTGCAGATTTGCCGCTTTTACTCGGTTGTTCTGCGACAGGTTCCTCACTCTCTGCCTTTTCTACTTTTTTATATCCATTGTTCAGAAAGGCGGATGCCTGCCCCTCTGTTTGAACTCTCATTATAATTCCATCTTTTACTAATTCAATCATTAGAATTCACCTCCATTACTAAGCTGATTTGTGAACACCTATAGCCGCTTTCTTTTCATCTAAAACAAATGCATCATAGCGAACACGTCCTTCTACTAACCAACCGGAAATGCCAGGTGCATCCGTATGAATTTTGTATTCCTGCAATTTAACAGGAGAAGGTGTACAAATTGCATTTGTGATGAAGAAATCAACATCAGCCGGAATATACGATGCTGGAACTTTTACAGTTGGAACACCATCAATCTCACCAATCAATCCATTAATAGCAATCTTTGTAGCCATATCACCTACTTTTGTAAATGATTCATCAAGCTTAATCTTATTATGATAAGCTGGAGAACAAATACAAATTCTTCCTCCCTGTGGAGCTAATCCATTATCAAGTAACTCTTGAACTGCTAGAAACTCTTCAAACGCATTTGATTTTGTGGTGGCAATCGTTTTGATATTTGCTGTTTTAGCACCTGCTACAATCGCTGCAAATCTGTACTTATCAACCGATGGAATAATGACTTCATTAATTTGGCGAGATAATGCTTTTCCTGCTTCCATTGTCATTTGAGTATCATCATAAGATGCTCTATCAATGGTAAATGTAAATGATTTATCTTGTGTAATTTTCATTTCCTGAACTTCATTACCTAATTCATCCGGTGTACCATATCTGCTTGAACCGGAACGAGTGTAATCATTTAGTTCAACTGTTGGAATTGAATAAACGTTAACTGTTTCAACACCAATCCAATCAAAGGCATTATTAATAACTCCGTTGGAAAAAGATGCAAGCGTGAATCTTTCATCTACTTGCTGTGAATATTTACTAGCGTAATTTACTGGCATAATTTACATCCTTTCTACCGCTATCTTTTTGCGGTCAGCGACTATCTCTTTTCGATAGCCGGTAAATAATTTTATTTGCTATTAAACCCCTCTAAGAATGGGTCTTTCTTTGAGTCATCATCATTCCCACCCTGTGGAGCTGGTCTGTTTTTAAGCCATTCGGCTTCTTTTTGCTTTACAATAAATTCGGTAGTTTTCTTGATGTTAGAAGTTACCGTATCTTTATCTCCCTCCAATTCAGCTTTAGCTGTAGCCTCTGCCGTTTCAGAATCCATTCCCATTGATGTATAACGCGAACGTGCTTCAATTAGTGCAAGTTTATTTTCAAGTCCTTTTACATATTCTGCGTGTTGCTCTGCCTGTTCCATTTTAGCTTCTGCTTCCTGCTCTTCTGCTGTCTGCATGGAACGAACTGTTTTAGTCAAGTCACCGACCTTTTTCAGTGCATTATCAAGAGCCGCTTTGTCTTTCGCTCTTGCTGCTCTTTCAGCTTTTAAATCAGCCATAACAGATTCAACAGTAATTTCCTGTTCGCCTTGACCTGCACCATCATCTTGATTTTGTTCTCCACCCTCTGCCTGGCTAGTATCCTGTTCGCCACCCTCTGCAAAGAACTGCAATTTGTAAGGAATTTTAGTTTCTAATACGTTTTTTCTCATAATTAGCTACCTCTTTCTGTGTTTTTAAGTCTTCTCTGACATGAATATTTTGTGTTTAAGGTTCTCTCCGTTTTTTAATGTGTTTGGTTATCCGCTTCTCTGCGGAATATATAAAAGACAGTCGATTTTTCGACTGTCCTATTTAACATTACTCCCAAGAATAGGTGAATTATCTGTCTGATCTGAATTATCAGACAATGTCCTATCATTATTTGGCGGATTTTCATTGTTTGTATTATTCAATTTTTCAAATATGGACTTTTGATATGCTTCTATCGTATCTTTGCTGTTCGTATAAACAGCTTCGATATTTGACGTAGCATCAACCATGGCCAGCGCATCACGACCATGAATGCCATGACCGATATATGTAGCAAAAGCATTGGCTTTAGTTGCCATATCGTAAGTCTTGTTACGAATAAATCTTATTTCTATATCACTTGCAGTTAACTTTAACAATTCGCTATCTGCCGGAACATCAGGACTTTTTTTGATTGCTTTTAAAATAACTTTTAATGCCTGCAATTCACTCTGTTCAATAATCAAAGCTTCTTTTGATGCTGAACACTCTGCATCACTCCAACCGCTTGACATGCTCATTGCTGTTCCAGTTGAGCCGCCGCCCGGCTCACTTCTAAGTGGAACGCTACATTTCTGCATAATCACATCACGTCTGTATTTGATGTTTTCTAACATGCCTTGATAATCATATTCAGTTGCTAAAGGCTTGACAAATGGCTGTTTTCCATCTCTGGTAGTTTGAGTGTTTAACCATTCATTAGATTTTGGTGTTATAGAATCTCCATTTTCATCAGTTGGAAGTTCTACGTCATTTAAATGCCAAACAGCCTGTGTACCCTGGTCAACATCATTTGTAAAATCAGAAATAAGAATATTTAAGTTGTCCATGTCACTTATTTGTCGTTCAAAACAGCCCATTCGGTCAGCGCTGCGGTTGTATTCAATAATCGGAATCATTCCCAATGGATTTAATTCTGTATATTGGTTGGCAACCATATAATTATCTTTTTTCTCTCGACTTACAATTTTAACTGCATTGATAATTTCAAATCTTGTATCTTTTGTATAGCAAGTATAATAAGAATTTCCGTTTTCAACAGTTCGGAACGAACATGCCATAACAGGTTTCCTGTAAGCATCATTTGTGTAAACAACAAAAGCAAAAAGAGGATTCAGTATTGAAATATCAAATACTGCTTCCCCGTCTTCGCAATCTCGTTTTATATCAATTAGCCTATAGCCAACTCCGCAAATTTCTATGTATCTTGCTAACTCCTGGTCTTTTGTATTTTTATATTCGCATTTGAGCATATTATTTAACAATGTAATTGCGCTATCTTCTGTATCTTTATTAGAACCTTTTGGATGGTCATTACTGCGCTGGACAAACTCAATGGGATTTCCCCAGTTGTAACCTAATTTAAATTCTGTTATTTGATTTGCAACATTATCACAAACCTTTATATCAATATCAGACCTTACTTTCTTTTCTCTTGTAAGCGGCTGATATCCTGCTTCATAATTTAATAAAAAACGAATCCTATCCGCATTTTGACTATGAGTGATAAGCGCATCCCTAAGAACTTGAAGAATATTGCTTTCATCAATCACACGTTCATCTGTATAAATTCTTTTTCTACCTGTAAAGGAATATTCTTTTTGCTCATCCATGCTCAATCACCACCTAATAGAAAAATGTTTTGCCGCTAATCGTTGAACGCGGCGGCTCTTTACGACTTTTGTAATCGTCATTATCATATTTGAATGACACGATTACACCGCAACCGCTACGAGTACATTTAATTTCTAAATCCCCATTTGTGTAGCATAATTTTTTACTGCAAACAGGGCATCTTATTTCTTTCATTTTCTTTTTTGACATTCCGTCACCTCATTTATTGACACGCAAAAAGAGCCGCCTACATTTAGTAAACGACTCATTCGCACCATAATCTGAAAGGAAAGTACATTTTATGAAACTTATCTACGATATCATATTAACATATTACCTTGTTGCATGTGTTGCATCTTCTATTGACTTCAAAAACTTATCTATTTTTCTTGAAATACTGCTCTTATCATAATTTAATTCTTCTCCGATTTTTTCCATTGACATATTATCAATATATTTCATTTGCATTATAGTTTTCATCTCCAAATCAGCAATACCCTCTAAAAACAGTTCAATTTCAAGCTTCATATCCTCATATAACCGCTCATTTCCCTTAATGTCAATTAGAAGCTGGCTAATTATTTTTTGTCTTTCTTCGTCTGATTTTATATTTGGTCCTGTCACAACAAAGTGACATTGCGCATATGGAAAATTGGGCATTGAACCAGTTACAACACCGTATTCTGACTTAATGGGATTCTTTTTATAATATTCATATTTCCGCCTCAGCCTCTTAATTTGCGATTCCAAATATGTATACTGTGCTAAATATTCTGATGTAATATTCATAATCAATCGCTCTCCTTTAATCTATCTTGCATATGGGTTTTTCATAATAATTGCTACGCTTGGCGTTGAATCTGCATAGCTACATAAGTATGCCAGCATATCAGGTCCATCTTCATGCGGATTTTTTCCTAAAACCTTATAGGAATAAACATTACTCATAAGTTTTGAGTAATCCTTATCTCTCTTACTATCTTTCAAAAAGTAAATATCTCTGATTTCTGGCGCCCTATCCATAATTCTATTTTGCTTACTCTTTGTAGTTGGAGCATAGGAACCTATCATGTTGTGCCTATAGCCTTTTTCCTTTAAGAGCCTTTCTATATCATCTTTAAAACCCTCACCACCGTTGTTATATTCCCAAAAACTACGCTTAACTTGATGTTTTAAAATCATCTGAACAATTCGAGGTTGAGTAATATTCTTTTCACTGTTATCAAAAATACAATCAACAAGATACTTTTCCTCTCCATAAATATATAAAATTCCAAATGCCAAGAAGTCGGGACCACCAAAAGCAATGTCACACGCTGCAACAATATTATCTGGTTCCCCTGCAGGAAGAACACCATTGTAAAATCTCATAAATTCCGGTGTAAATAATGCACCTGCTCTTTCAATTGGTTCTTGCTGATACTGTGCTAACCAACTGGCCGTATCTTCGTTTCTTTCAAACTTAGCTCTGATTTGCTTATAATGCTCTGTATTAAATCCAACATTGTAATCATAATCAAAATTGCTTTCTTCATTTTCATCTAAAGCCGGAATTTTTACAACTTCCCACCGTATATATTGCGCGCTTTTATCATTTGTTAAGAACTCAATTCTATTTGAATATGGATCTTGCAAGCTCCATATTGTTCCCATCCACAACCTTTTCGCTCCTGATTTTGCTCTTGGAATATAGTTATTGTCAACAATGGCTTGTTTCCTTTTCAAAATTTCGGGATTCATTGCATCTTGAATACCCTCTAACAAATCATCACCAATTTCAATTCCATTACAGTCACACAAACCATTTAGCCCTGATGTTAAACCCTTTGCGGTAATACTCTTGTATTTTTTCTTTCTGCCAACATCAATCATATTTCCTTTTGAATCTGTACCAACTATTTTAAAGTCTGGGAATATTTCTTTATGTAGGTATGTTGGGTCTGACATTAGCTCTAAACAACCGTCATAAAATGCACCTGCAACACTATCTGCGTAGGAACAATATAAGTTGCTCTTTTCAGGGAATCGACTTGAATACCAACAAAGAAATTCTGTAACTAATTGAGTCTTTCCGACTCTACCAGGCATATGAATAAACAATTCGTCAAGTTCATCATCTGCAAGTGCCTGCAATTTATCTACCAATACTTTTAAAGTTTTTCTTCTTGGCAAATAAAATCGTTCCTTAGACTCCCTATTTTTCTCCAAGTAAATACAATAACTATCAAAATCATAGGGAGCCAATAGCAAAAGTGACTTATAATACAAATCCATGAATCTAACATCTTTTCGGGAACCAATTGCGGCCTGTCTTTTTACAAACTTAGATTCTTTAATAGCAAGTTCTAAATCATCATTCTTTACCGCTATACACATGTCCATAAGCATGCTAAGATTCTTGTATTGGCTTAGATCAATCTTATGTAATTTTTCAATTATTTGTCTATTTTTTTCTATATCGCCCATAAATACCACCCTTTTAAAATGGCACTCATAGGCGCTCAATAGTTATTTAATTATGATTGTGAAATTCATCAATGATTTTCATTACCATTGTTCTTCCAATACATCTTGAAAAACAAAGAATAAGTTCTTTATTTTCTTCTTTTGCTTTTTGATATTTCAACAATATCTCTTTTTGAAACTTATTCAACTCTTGATTAGGACAAACTCTTTTCGCAAATTCTATTATATCCATATCATCACTCTTTCTTAAATCCTTGAAAATCAGCAAATCCAAGTGAGCCATCCTTACAACGATGTTTTTCTGTTAGATGTAGCAGGTAATTTCTTCCACTAGCATATGATCTTAATTGAAAATCCGAAATAATCTTTTCAATGTTATCTGAATATATTTCTATCTTTGGAAGTGGAAATTTCTTACCACATAAACAACATTTATAAATTGCCTTGTATGTATCACTCATTTTAACAATCCCCCTTTTAACGGAAAGAATGGGATTCGAACCCATGCGCCGTAATTTAGTACACGGCATCACTTTATTTATTTAACCAATTGTTATCTAAATAATAGAATCCAGATACCAAACATGTCATTAACATAATCCATGCTATCCAAAATAATATTGTTCCAACTCTAACTTCCAAATACTTTACTGTTTCCTGAATTGACATATTATCATAAAACTTTGAATTGTCAGATATTGTATTATCTTTTAGTTGTGTAAAAATCGTTCCTGTATATTTTGTTTGACAACCATATAACTTATATCTTATATATTTCGATTCTTTAACAGTTTTTATATATTTAGAATCAGGAGTTTTAATCTTGTTATAATCAAATTCAACACCAAGAAACTTAATTCTATTTGAGTGAATATTTTCTGAATCAACTCTATCCCAAGTCCAATATGTTTCAGTTGTTGTCCATGATGTTTTACCATTTGAGTGATGAACAATTCTTGTATGTTTTGTATATTTTTCTTTTACTTTCTCAAGATACAAATATTCTCCTGTTATTTCAGGATAAGATACTGTGTCAACTGCTTCAAAATCTCCATAAACAAAAGCATTACCAACATTAGTTTCCATTCCATACTGAAACAAATCGTTTGATTCAATCTTTAGTGATTTATTATATTTCTCATTTTCATCTAATTCATAGTCAGAAATTTTAGAGCTTATCCAAAATCCAATTACTAACATAATAGCAATAATCGAAATACTCACTACAATTTCTCGCTTTGTTATCTCCATAACTTAATCCTCAAATAAATCTTGTGGTGCATCGTCTGAAACATCGTATTGCAAATATGTATAAACAACACTTTCATAATCAAGCATACTCAAAAATTGATTATTAGGAAATTTACGAACATATCTGTTATATTCTTTAATCTGCTTATTATAATTACTCCGATACTCTGCAATCATATTTTCCGTTATACTCAGTTCATTCATTAGCTGCTTATAATTATCACTTGATTTCAAATCCGGATAAGCTTCAGCTGTGGCCGCAATCAAAGTTGTAACTTCTGAAATATCTCCATCACTGGAACCCCTAGCATCCACAACGTCTTTCAGTGTGCTGTATTCGTGCTTATCATATTCTTTTACAGTATCAACTAAGTTATAAAGCAAATCGACACGTCTTTTTTCTTGTACCTTAATATCTGAATCTGCCGTCTTTATCTGCTCTTCAAGTGAAATTGCCCTGTTTTGAACTCCGTTGACCGCAAATACACACATAAGTATTACGACCAAAACTCCTGCAATTGATATCAATATCATTTTTCCATTTTTCATTATCCTAACTCTCCTCTTGTCTTATTTCAAAATCTTCAAACCCAACGCTTAAAGAACCTCTTGAATTATCCTGCAAGTAACAAATTGAAACTCGTTTTTGCTCAATATGTAATTCTGTTATTTCGTGCGTATCAAATTCTAAATACTTGTTTCCAACTTTAACAATAAAAGTACAATTACTTAACCGCATTTAATTTCCCCTTTTCAATACCACCATATCAAATATGTGTTTATAAGTGTAAGAACTGCCAGTGAGTAGAAAAACCAATGTTGATTATTCTTACAATCCTTCGAATTTCCAAACCATATGTACAACAGTGCAAGTATAATATTTAAAATTGTTACTGATATTGCTATTAACTTCATAAAATCACCCCAGTCTATGTATTTTCTCAAAATCTACATCGTTGAGAATCTGATACAATTCACGAATAACCTTTGCGTCATATAAAGCATTGTGCTTATCACCTTGTACTTTATTTTCTTTGTAATGCTGATACAAAATATCCTCTCTTGACTTATCAAAAGCTTCTTTCATGGAAATTCCATACTTTCTTGCGATATCTTGATTAATATCATAGCAAGCATGAGCAACATTATTTGGCATATTGAAAGCTGTTGCAAATAAATCTATTAGCAAAACCATATCGTAATGGCAAACATCAGACACTAACTCTACCTCTTCAAACTGGACTAACCAATTATCTAATGATTTCCCAATTTCCTGTTTTGCACCAATATGATAATTTGGAATATATGTCCCTCTTTTTTCCCTCCAGTCAGTCTTTCTCAAATGCTTAATCACATTTTCTTTTATCCATGTATCGCAATGATTTTCATTGTAATCAATTAATTCTGCGTAGAACTGTCTTCTATCTTCCGAAATCAATCCAATACTAATCAGCGTAGTATTTTTATGTAATCCTGTAAATTCTGTATCAAAAAATATTTTCATTGCTTTTCCCTCCTATGTATCCACTTGATATTATAAAGGAGTGGATTTCGACCCCCTTTAATTTACAAACCAGCTTTTTCAGCTTTATATTTTGCGAACATATCTTGTGCTATCTTAGCAGCTTTATTACGGTCCTTTTCAGTTGTGACAACTTTAATCATATATTTATTGTCTGCATATCCATTTTTATTTTCTCTAACTTCGTTTTTTTCTCCATTTACAGCTAAACTGCCTTGTACATTTTCCCAGTAGTCATTGAATTTTCCATTAAACGTAAATGTATATTTAGGATATATCAATGATAAGTCAATATTTTCATTGAGGTTTTCCAATTCGCAAACTTCGTAATTCTCGTGTGGATATTTATCATTCATAAATTGGCAATATTTTTCTGCCTGTAATTTATCCGTAAAAAATCCTACTATATTCCAATCTGAATATTCGCCAGTTCCAATTCCATAAACTTTATCCACTTAGAACTACCTCCATTCTCAAATTTAACCGTGTGCAATTCGATACGGTTAGTTATATGGCAAATCGCTATCGAAATTCAAAGATACTGATTGCCGCTTTTTAAATAACTTCAGAAATCTAAAGTTCCAAAATATAAACCATTTATCACGAACCTTGCCGCACTCATGGCAATAATCTTCTTAGACTGCAACTGAAAATAGTTTATTTTGATATCTCTCTGCCAGACAAATTCCTTGTCTTGCATGAAAATGTTTTTCAAAGCATTTTTTATTTGTCATGGTGTCAGCTCCTTTTTTATTTTTTGAGAAAGTTTAGAACACGTCCTCATATTTCAAAATCTGATATTCTTCCGGCACACATGAGTGGCATAGAAGAAAACGTTTTATTTTCAAAATATTTTCAGCCTTATTACTTTCAATCAGCCACCTATCATCATCAAACAAAATTAACTGGTCGATACGTACCGCACGACGAGAGCTTAATAAGTTAGTATTTGTGATAGGGATTATCTTGGTCTCATCTGCAAGTTTTAAAAACTCTTTTTTATGCTGTTCGACCTGTTCCTCATTGTCACAGGCTAAATCATGTAAACCCCTGAATGATAAGTCTGTGTTATATCCAAGGATTCCAATGGTTAACGGCTTAAGTTGTTCAATTTTATTCAATACTCTACACGCCCCTTCTATCCATTACACCGCCATGAATCTTTCTCTAGTTATTTGATGTTGGGAATCCAATAAGGGCAAGCCATAGCCTTACATGTGATCTAGGCTTAATATTTAGACTAACTTCACAACTACTTGACGGCATTTCGAAATCTTTATTGCTAGTCGCTTCGGTATCATTTGAGTTTAGTGTTAGTTCCGGTATTCCTGAAAGTTCAATTTCTTCTCCTGTTTCGCTGATTAAACAAATTTTCATTTTGTCTATATTTTCACCCATGCTGGTCACTCCTTTCGCAATATATCTTTTAGCTTAGTTGGCAGCAATATATCAATACAATCTTGTATACCTTGCAAATAAGCTGACTGCATATCTACATCATTCGGATATTTTTCATCATAGTGATATGACAGGTCTTCAATACGTTTTATTAAATCGCCCTCGTATCTAAGCTGAACTAAATTGTTAAAACATTTATCGCATATATCAACCTTTACCCAACTGATTATTGGTAAAACATTTGTGCAGTCGGTCATAAGCTTTCGTTCTTTGATTTTAAAATGCCTTTTTGGATTTCTATTCCGCATATGTCGCAAACACATTTATTCATAATTTCTTGTACCCCTTTACCATCTTCAATTTTGTAAAACTCTCATATTCTTCTTTGGTCATTAAACATCTTGTTGGAGCTAATACATATATTTCAGTGATTTCAGCAGAAACAAGCATTAATTTTTCATTCAGTAATTTTATGTATTCAAAGTTGTTATCTTTTCCCTCTGTGTAATATGCTTTTTGCAATTCACTAAAAAATAAATCTCTTGTACTGTATAAAAATGCTAGTCTGGATTTTTGATTTTCAGTAAATTCATATTCTGTTTTCATAGATACCTACTTTCTGTTGTTTGGCTAGAAAAGGTCTTTTTGTTTTTGGGGGGAATTTCGGGGACTCACTACCCCTCTGCGGCACTTTCCACACAGACCCCCGTACCGGTCTTTCTGTAAAAATACTTTATGCTTTGTTGCAAAAATAGACCCTACTCTAATTTAACACTTGAAACACTTCATTTATTGTAAAATATAGGTTGTTTTACATGTTTATTTTACATTTTGTAAACGTAGTTATAGACTTATACTTTACATTATGTTATAATATCCATAACAAACACATACGGAAAGGATTGATATAATGAATATCGCATATGTTAGAGTATCTACAGTAGAACAAAACGAAGCACGACAGGTTGAAGCTTTAAACAAACATAATATTGATAAATGGTTTACGGAAAAGGTATCAGCTAAGGACACCAAGCGCATACAGTTGCAGGCTATGTTAGAGTTCGCTCGTGAGGGTGATTCAATCTATGTACATGACTTTAGCCGTCTTGCTCGTAGCACTAAGGACTTGCTTGACATAGTCGAGATGCTTAATGCAAAAGGTGTTAATCTTGTAAGCAACAAAGAAAATCTTGACACCAGTACACCAACTGGAAAACTTATGCTTACAATGATTGGTGCTATCAACGAATTTGAGCGTACAAACTTGTTGGAGCGTCAGCGTGAGGGAATCGCAATAGCTAAGTTACAAGGCAAATTCAAAGGACGGCAAGCTAAAGAAATACAAGGCTTTGACGAACAGTACAAGCGATATAAGAACCGTGAAATTAACAAGGTTCAATTAGCCACTGAACTTAATATCACTCGCCCAACACTGGATAAACTTATCAAGGAACACGAAACAAACAACTAAGCACTAACTCCAAAGCATCAGGCATTCGCTTGGTGCTATTTTAATGCCTTATTCCATGTCAATTGGTATGTCGCTCTCAATCTGTTTTGCTATCTCGTCAGGTGTATGACCTGCTTCTAGGTTATTATTTGGTGTAATCGTGATATCCTGCTTATCCTGCATGCCATAATAGTTCTTTGCTCGAAACATGTAAAGGATTGGATTATCCACTCCTTCTACTGCCAAAAGTTCATCATATTCCGCTATAAATTGCTTGGCTTTTTTAATCAATGCCGAATAAGCATTACCCAGTTTTCCGTCTCTTGCTCCATTCTCCCAGTCATTAAGAGTACTATAGACAGTTCCAAGGCTTGCAGCTAGTCCTCTTATAGTCGGTCTAAGGTTGGCTTCTGCACAGTCCTTGAAATACTCTTCAATCAAAAAGGCAGCTTCTTCCGTACTCTCAAACTTTGGTACGCCTCTCTTACTTGTGATATTCCATAGACGGTTAAATAGATCCGCTTTAATCTTTGCTTTCTCTGAATCAGTTTCTTTAATAGACATATTAACAGGATTAGGGTTTTTAACTGTACTCTTAACAATGTCTTTTATATTATCTTCAATACCACTACTCTTTGTATTACTCATACTCTTACTCACCTCAATGCTATAAAAAAATAATAAATATATTAATAGTTCCGCTCTTTGTAATAATTAATTTTGTGCTCCGTTTTCCAGTATAACTTTAAGCTCTAAAAGTTTTTCTAATACTTGTTTATTATGTTCCCCTAACTCACGCTGTTTACCTGTAGTAGCCATCTTGAGAGGTGATATATAATTTAATTGTTCCTCATATACTTCTTTAACTTCTGCAATTTCCTCATCTGTTATTTTTAGAACATTTCTGCATATTCCATAAATTTTATTCTGCATCTTGCTTTCCTCCTAATTTATCAATGTTATTTACTGTCTTATCTATGTAATTTACAAGCTGTCTTGCTAATACTCCGTAGCGGATGTATACTTCCTCTTTCGTCTTTGAACCCTCGTTAGCAGCCAAGAGAAGAACTTTATTTGCTATCGCTCCAACATCCGCTACAATTGTCTTTTCTCTTCCGTCCATCTGCATAATTTCAACTATTCCGTTTTCTGATTTTACCTCTAGCACAATTCCTCACCTCACAATCTATTTTCAAACAACAAAAAGACCCAAACACGCAAAAAGCGAACCGGATATAGCACTTGATCTTGCTATGTAATTCTCCGTATTCCCTCGTTCGTGTTTGAGCCTTATAGTCTCAAAAAGTTTATTTAATTGTCTTTATAATACAACAGTACTTACAAGATTGTCAATCCCCAGATATTTATTAATTATCTTAATATCTTTTTTATAAATACCCTCTCTAAGAATATTCTTTAGTTCGACTGTATTATCTTCAATTACTGGCATATTATTAAATGCTACTTGCTTTTCAACATCTAATTTTCTAAATTCCTCGTCAGACATATCCAAAACTTCTCCAAGGTCGTATTTTTCATTTACTGTATTAGCTTCAATCATAGCATACACTTCACCAATTCCGTCAACAAAACCGTTGCTCTGTTCCTCTGTCATATCAAGCAACTTTATAAATAAATCGTTCAGCTCTTCATCCTCAAAGTAACGATAAAATTTCCACCATCCAATTTGAGTCTTATCATAATCATCTTCGTGATTTGGATTGTATCGCTTCATTTCCATTTTTTCATCATCCTTTCCTGCAAAAACACAATATATATTTTGTTTTATATCTTGTTTTATATCTTGTTTATCTTGTGCATGTGATTGCGTGCCTGTACATGCATCTAATTGCATGCTACTACATGCATGTGATTGCGTGCCTGTACATGCATCTAATTGCATGCCTGTTATCGTTTTGCATGCGTCTAATACATCTACACTCCACTCATTGTAATTTTTATTAAATTTCAAAGTACGTGGACTAGTAAAAGTTGATGCTCTTATTACTTGAATCATGTTACAATCTATTAAGTTGTTAATTTCTTTGTTAATCACCTGTCTGGTAGAACTGACTGCTTTAGCTATAAAAGAATCTGATATCTCGGCTTCTTTTCTGCTGAATCCGTATGTATACCGCCATAATGCTAAAATAATTTTAAACTGCGTACCATTCAGTTTCAACTTATAAACATGCTCTAGCAGCTCATTTGCAACCGGAGTATATCCATTTTCTTTTTGTGGATTTGCCATGGTATCACCTCACTTTCTTTTTTACAAACCCTATTTTAAGTTCATACCCTAACAAATCAGCTATCTTCCGTAATTCTGATTCTCTGAAATCATCGTATTTTAATTTATAATTTAAATTTTGTGGTGTAGTCTCTAATAATTTAGCCAATGCCGATACAGACATGTTACTATTTTTAACCAACAAAATTCTTATCTCTTCTGCCATTCCCATGATATCACCTCGCTCTATTTTATTATAAAGTATATACTTGCCATTTACAATAAATTTATTTATATTTTAAAATATTTATTTTATTCATTTAATAAGAATTACTAATTATATATCACCATATTTATTAATTATTTTCATGAGTGAATATGGTGAACAACTAAAAAAATACCGCATCCAATTATGAATACGATAATTTTAAGTATTATTCATTTTTTATCATCTTCTCTATGTATTGCCTTACCTTAAAATCTTCTTCATCCGTAAGTGAATAGACTCTATCACTTCTCATAGTAAAATCAAAACCTGTTCCTTCAATTTTTATTCCGCAACTTTTTAAATATCGTTCAATTTCTTCAGCGCTTTTGGTTAGAAGTAAACATGTATTGTCAATATTAGTTAGTTTATGATACCTCCCCAATTCGTTATCTTTATTGTATTCATCAAGAAGTTGCTGCAACTTTTCATCAGATAATAATTTAATTTTTTCCAGATCTAAAACTGTATCATCATTTAATAGTTTATTTTGACTTTCAAAAAATATCCCAACCCTATCATCATCCTCAATCAGTTCTTCTATTGTATCAAAATAATCTGTTGTAAAATGCATTCCTTCTTCAAATAGTCCTTCTTTAATATCTGTATATCCCTTATAAATTCTTCTCATTGTAATTTAATTCCTTCCTATATGATATTATTGTTAATACAAAGTTAATTATAGTGTGCAATATTTAAATTTAATTGTCAACAGCGGCTTTCCAGCATTTTAAATATTAATATGTTCTTCTTAAAAAAGCACCTAGAAATAATTCTAAGCGCTTTAGTAAAATTTTTATTCATTGTAAACATGATTCATCATATCAACGATTTCGCTTACAACCACATTTCTTGTTAATGCCTCACATAATATCTTAGTAAATTCTTTTTTATCAACTGCAAAATCAACTTTTCCCCAAATACCAACGCTACAGTCAAAAGCTATGTAGTCTACAATTTTGTGTAGCTCTTTCTTAGTTCCCTCAAAATCATCATATACTTTATTTTCCATAATCCTTTACCTTTTTCAGCTATCTATTATATAATAGCCTTGCCTTTCTTATTTGGGTGCTGGTCATGTTCGTTGGTAGCGGTGTGATCAGCTTTTATTATTTAGCCTATCTTCATCAGAGCCGGGCGGCTAGTCCTCGGCTGACGCTCATAAGAGTGTTTCGACTCTTCTCTATTTCATGTAGAACGTGGAATACATATAATTCCCGTTATCATCTTGAACTATTTTTACCTCTGCAATATTTTCAAGTGCTTTCGACATTGAACTGCCGTAAGTTCCTTTTATGTAAAGACCCGATTTTTCAGCCATTTCAAAGAAACAATTTGTTTCAATTCCTTTTGCGAACTTTGGAATTTTTCCAAATGTTGATTTTATAAAATTCTCGCACCATTCAACTTTTATATTCTTTGTCTTTTTCATTTCTACTTACCTCCGATTTCTTTATTTGTTATACTTATATTATCACTTTAAAAAGTGATTGTCAATACTATTTATAACTTTTTTTAGTGATATTTTATTGACTTGTTTTTATATGTGTAGTATGTTGTATTTAGATGAAATCAATAGGAGGCTTGAACAATGATAAAATATAAAATAAATGTCGCTGATGCTTTGGAACGTGCAGGGATAAATATGTACATTGCAAAAAGAACAAAGATACTAAGCCAAGATACTTTAAAGAAAATTAAAAATGAAGATACAAATATATCACTTGAAACTATAAACAGAATTTGCGCTATTTTGGATTTACAACCGAAGGATTTAATTGTATACGAGGAAGATGAAAAAGAAAGAGAAGAACTCTTTAAATATTTCAATTAATACTTGACTGTAACTTTTAAAAGTGATATAATTAACTTATCTTAAAGAAAGGAGAACAATCCAGTGGGTAAGAAACAAAAGAGGAAAAAAGAAAAGCTATCAACTTTATCATTAAAGCCATGGTCGCCACCGCCGCTTTAATTACTGCAATCGCAGAGTTAGTAAAAGCTTTCAAATAGTCACAGGGGAGAGAAATCTCCCCTACCTAAAATAATATTACCACATTGGATTTAAATTGTAAAATGAAAAAACTATCGTTTGAAACACTATTTTTAATATTTGCTTTGATACTGGCGATTACTACTGACTGGACTGTTTACTCCTGCGTATTTGCCATTCTAGCGTCAATTTTTATGCTAATTGATGTTATTCCTAAACTATGGAGGTATGGACGTGAAATTAAAAGAAATAAGGACTAGCAAGGGGCTTTCTGTACCTCAACTAGTCGAATTAAGTGGAGTACCAAGACGCACGATCCAAGACATAGAGAAAAATAATAATTGCAAGGTTGATACCGCTTTAAAACTGGCGGATGCCTTGCACGTTACACTTGATGAATTATGCAGGGATTAAGGTAGCTTATGGCTGCCTTTTCTTTTTTCTAAACAAGCGCTTAAATTTATTTAAATAAAACTTATATGTTCGTTTTGGAGGAATATTAGTTTTGTCTTTTAATTTACACCACTTTATTGATTCAGATATAATTTGCTTATATATGGTTATTTGTTCTTTTTCCTTTTCAATAAACTTTCTTCTATCTTCTCCATTTCTAACTAAAATATTTATACTATCATCTAATATTAGATATTTGTCAAGCAAATTTATTATGTCTTTTCTATGATTATTTATTTCTGTTATTATAATACCCTGGCATTTGCTTAGCTTAATTCTTTCACTTTTGGAAGGAAAATTATAAGTAGCATCTTTTATGCGTCTAACGCTATTTACCCTATCATTCTTTTCTTTTCAATTGATTTAGTCATTAATTCGTTAAATACTTTATTTGCATAATCATTTATAGCTTTCATATAATCAATTTTATCAAAATTATTATCTCTTATTCGTAAAAATATTGTTACAATTAAGCCTAAAACAAAACCTATAAACGCACCAATAATTGTCCAAAAAATTGTAGTTGGATCCCACATCTATTTTACCTCCCTATTCTAAAATGATTATTTAATTGCATTAACTCTTATCTTAATACCTAATCAATAAGCTAGCAATTGTAGCAATTACAACCACTATAGTTAATATAGTCATAGTCTTTGTATATAACAACATTTGATTATTAATTTTCTGTGCCTGTTCATTTATTTGTTCTTGTTTTTTAATAAAATATATTTGTTGCCAAGTTGATAATGCTTCTGCCGTGTACCTAGCTACATCATTATAATTTTCAGCTACTTCTTGCAAACTCATTTTTTCGATATCTTCAATTTTTCGGCTCATACTTTCCCTTTCGTACATATGATACTAAATATATGTTATATATCATATATTTTTTTCATCATTTCATCAATGTAATTATCATATAAATCATTTAATTCATTCCTGTTATTATTAGATAATCTTGATAGTTCTTTAATATCTTTTAAAACACCATCAATAAATTCTTCATTTGTATTAGCAAGTCTTTCTAACAATGTGAATCTTTCATATTTAGCAATTAAATTTAATCTTTTGAAGAATTCGTTTTTATGAGATGTAGCTTCATTAATCCATGCCATTTTTTTTAAATCTGATTCAATATCAAGAAAATCACGGGAAAAACTTTTATATTCGTCAACCATATCGTTTTTGTTGCTAAAATTAAAACGATATTTATCTAGCAATATTATATTTTTGACCTTAGTTGCGCGCTCTATCTCTTTCTCAATTCTGCTGTTTTCATATTGCTTACTTAGTTGTAGCCTTGATTTTTTACTCTCAAGCCTAATAGTAATATAGAAAGTTAATATTGTTATTATAGAACCAATATACCCGCTCCAAAAAACAAACCACTCAGAATTATTAAATGACGATGGAATATTATTATAAATTACCAAAAATTCTAGCATAATGGGAAAAATCAAAGCAATAATGATTACCAAAATCAGTGGTAAATATTTAATCTTTGCTCTATTCTTTTTGCAAAATAATTGTAATAATGCTATTTTAATATTATTCAAAGTAATTTCTTTTAATTTCTTAGCCATAACATCACTCTCCTATCATTCCATCTCCATCCCGATCATCCATATAATTACTTAATGTGTAACTAATAATTGATTTGATGTTATAATAACAAGTTTTCTTCCTTCTTCTGATATATAATAAGTTGTGCCAACTTGTTTTACAACTAATCCATTTATAGATTTACTTTCTGAATTCATATAGTTTATTTTGTAGCATTTTAATTTACTTGTCATACCAAAATAATTACCAAAATCATAAAATGCTACATATAATAAAAAATATAACATCGTAAAACAAAGTATAAAAGTAGGAAATAACATTATTTTTATTGTTTTATTCTTTATCATAATTTTATTTTTTTTTATTTTTTTAAATTTCTTTTCATATTTCTTAACATTTTTTCTAGATTCTATAATATTAGATACCTTTTGTATTCCCATTAAAGATAAAACCACAAAAAAAATAGCACTTATTGTTAAACTATTAAAATTATTGTACTTGTCATATATAATATAGCTTACTATAATAACAACCAAGGAAGATGCAATAAATATTTTTATATTTGAAAAAATATATATGAGGGCTATTCCAGCTATATAAAGTATAAAAAGAAATATTGCTCCATAGTAACTATTAAATTCTATTGAAATCATAGATGAAAATATTACTAATGCAATTAAACTAAATAAATAACAGAATGAAAAAAACGTTCCTAAAAGAAGCTTCTTAATAAAAATTATATTGCATTTGATGAATCCTAGGAAAATATACAACATAGAAAATAATTGATATAATAATTTAGTATAATTACTGAGATTTAAACCACCTACAATAATATTTATTAACTCAGTTATTAGTAAGTACATGAAACAGTTAATTATAGCATAAAAAATTTTAGTACAAAGATTGTTATTATCACTTACAATCATATATGCTACTATAAAAAAAAGACTTAGTATTCCTGATATTCCAATTCCAATTATTACAATATATTTAAAATCAAATGGAATTTGATTGATTAGTGTAAATATAGGAGCTGCTTCTTCTCCTCCAAAATAATAACCATATAAAAAACTATATCCCAACTGATAAAATAAATATGCAGCAAATAAAAACACACCCGTTAGAACAGCTTTACCGACATAATTTGAAGAAAAATCCACTATAATTTTATAAATTTCTTTATAATTATAAGTTTTTATTGTTTTTTCATTCGAATTAATTATTTCATTATTTCTGTTTTCATTTACCATATATTCTCCTTTGCAAAATAAATATAATGTATTTTATCGCTAATATATTTTGTTTAAATTTACTGTGGCGGATTGCACTTACTGCAAGGCTCCAACCCACTTGCTTTTGCCTTGTCCAAGGTTGTAATAATATCACTTTTACTTAAATACTGACACCCAGCACTATGATATTTCTTTCCAGTATTCGTTATATGTACTTCAATACTTGTTTCGTCTGAACTAGCTGCTGCCTCTTCTACTTGCTCAACAACTTCCGAATCTTGATTAGAAGTGGAGTTATTTGCCACTGCTGAATTAGATGTTGCTGCAACAGAAGAACTATTGTCATCTACCTTTGCATTTATTTCATCAGGATTAACATTGTCAAAATCATCTGTGATGGTTTCTCCATTCAGGACATATGTGTAATTGTAGTGTGACGGAATCTGTGTTTCGGTATCAGGATATGTAATCGTAGCAACGAAGTTTTCACATCCACCAGCATCCCTGATTACCTTTTCCATATAAGCCTGATCACCGTGACGATTCAAGGTACTGTTTTGAGGAGTAATATTATATGCATTAGAAACGCCGCCAAGGCTATCCGCAATTACATGTCCCTCATCCAGGTCGGTTGCTTCTGTTCCAGGGACTTTTGCTTCATCATTATAATAGCGGCCATCAGAATTTACCTGTTCAGTCTCATCATCCTGCAATAATATTTTATCCGCTACTATATTAGTAAGTTGTCCATACTCATTCGTATACGCCCAATACTCTCTATCTCCAAAACCAATATCTACCGCAACATTGCTCAGTCTATCGCCAGACAAATCGCCGCCATCAACCTCTATAATTGTATATGTATCACCATTATATTCCCTTGTGCTTAAATCCTGTTGATCTGTCTGTTTCTCGGAATTTGTATCGGTTGGCTCTTCTGGCTGAACCTCTTGAATTACCTTTTCAACATCAGTACTTGATTCTTCTAATTCCTGTATTTGTTCAACTTCATTAGTCTGTATCGCATTATGGTTAGTTGATTCCGAACATCCAGTGATAAGTAAAGTGATTAAAAACGGTATAAATAATTTAGTTCCCTTACCTTTTATTTGTTTTCCTACGCTTAATAAATCCCATAATAATTTTTTTTGCTTCATATTTCCTCCCTCATTGTTCTATCTTATTTGTCAGAGCTGTTAGTACATATGTATAATGGGCATATCCACCCTTAAATCCATGATCATTTAATCCGTTACATTTCCTTCCCCTTTCAGTATCATAATATATCGGTCATTGACTCCTATTTAATGTTTTTTGCCATCAATTAATTCATACTCTTCCATAATATTTATTGACTTATCCACCTTATGACAATGATATAATCTATCAAAATAACTTGTCATTTTACGCCTACTCTCTAAATGCTAAAGTATTCCATCTTTTTGCTGCCTCAAATAGATTCCTATCCTCTAGATGACTTGTTGCTAAATTGCGATATTCTATAAATGTATTTATATCTCTTGTGTTTAAATAAATAAAGTCAACTGTACTAGCATCGTTAAAAGATAAAACATTTTCTACAAAAATAGCCTTTGTATCATAACATCCTGTATTTAACCTGTTATTTTCGTATCCTTCTTCTGGTAGTAACTCCTTACCTTTAAAAAAATTAAAGAGGACTAAATCATCTCCATAATGAAGATACTTTACAACTTCTTCTAGCGTTTCAAAAGTAATAATTCCTTCATCCAAAATAACTACTTTACCTAGTATTCCCTGTATGGAAGATATCCGCCTTTTCCCCGCATTTTTAAAGAACTCTTTCCAATTTTACAAAAAATTGCACCATTTTGTTCCTCTTTAATAAAATCTTTTAATACCATATTAATAACCTCTCACTTACTATAAATTATTTAACATTATAAAATTATATCATATTTATAAAAAAATCGTAAATATTTCCTATTAAGCAAGAAAAAAGAGCCTCAAATGAGACTCCAAATTCAGTTTGTTATTTTATATTACTTTTCACTTTACTTTCATTTTAAAAATAATATATCTTACTTCTATTTTATATTTCTATCTATTTGAAGTGGTATAGTGGATGCCGTATAACATCCACATACCAACATTAATTAATAAAGTTAAATTACTTTATTACCGTCTGCTCTTAATTATGAAGCTAACCTTATAAAATAAATTAAAAACAAAGATAATACTTACGATACTAGCTGTAATAATCAGCGCTTCCATTTACTTTGCCTCCTTTGTTAATAAATATGATTATAACATTATTAATTCAGTTTGTAAAGTTTTTTGTTTATTTTTTATATTTTTATGTAGTTTATTAGCGTTTTTATTGTGCACTTTTATTTAATATTTCTGTTTACTTTAAACAGACAAGAATAAACTTGCCTGTTTTTGTTATCTAAGCAAACCTCAGTTGCCCTTTGTTTTCGACCTCTATACTCATATTTGGAACTCTTTCAAAAATACAAATTTCTGGTAAATTAGCACGAACAAGGACATTTGCGAATGGAGGCGGCACAGCGTTACCGCATCGTTTTACTTGCTCTGTACGGCTGTATGTTTTCCCCTCAAAATCTTTATCAATTATGTAATCATCAGGGAAGCCCTGACAACCATATAATTCCTTTGGTTCTAACATTCTAAGTCCAATATCAACTATTTGATAATCAACTCCATGGATTGTAACCAGTCCAAAGCGGTCATTTGATGTTACAGTGTCTAAGGGTTCTTTAATTTCTTGCCCTGTACCTTGCCCATAGTACTTAATTAAAAATGCTCTTACTTCCCCAAAGTGTCCATCACCTGCCGTTATTGTTGGAATAGGTTGTCTTATATCTCTTCCGTCACAATTATTATTCATTTGAATAAGGTTTGTTGTCACTATACTGTTATGGTCAACTGCTGTCACGGTATGAAGCGGCTCGCTCAAAGAACTTCCAGCACCTTTATAATTACCATCATAGTATTTATGTAAGAATGATGTCACAAGTCCATATCGATTAGAGCCATCCACGGTCGCTAATGGTTCATTCATACTATGAGTATAACTCCAATCACTTCCACTGTGATTTACTTGAACTATAAAAGGTTCTTCGTTATCAATTACAAATTTCTGTAAACCCCTTGCAATTCTTTGCATTGTTTTAGGAGCCAAAGGTCTTACCGCTCTTATTTTATATTTCTCTTTAATTTCTTCTGCTGTATCAAAAATACTTGGACATGGCCTATTAAAATCTATTTGAGTATATGCTCCAACATAAGGCTTACAAATATCAGCCTTAACCTTTTCACTATCAACTGGTGCATGTGTAGGCTCTGGCCAAACAATTGGATGACCATCACACCTTGCAATCATGAAGAATCTTTTTCTTTTTGTAGGTGTTCCAAAATCTGCGGCAACCAATTCTTTAAACTCAACTTCATATCCAAGTGCTTCCAGTGCCTTAACAAATTTTCTAAAAGTTCTTCCTTTGCGCTTCGGATCCGGTTCCATGACTTGTAAATTTAAAGGAACTACTTCACCCGGTTGTGCAACTCTAAATTTTGGCTTTCTTTTTTGCTCGTTCTTATTCTTTCTATCCGAAAAATCATAGACTATGCATCTTCCTGTTTCTTTATCCCTTTGTGGTCTTAATGGCCCCCATGTTTTAAACTCCTCAACGTTTTCTAACATGATAACTCTTGGTCTTACTGCCGCCGCCCATCTAATTGCAACCCAAGCAAGTCCTCTTATTTCTTTTTTAACTGGTGTTCCACCTTTGGCCTTTGAAAAATGTTTGCAATCTGGACTAAACCAAGCTAATGCCACAGGTCTGCCCTTACAAGCTTCAACAGGATTAACATCCCATACTGATTCACAATAATGCTTTGTGCTAGGATGATTTGCTTTATGCATTTTTATAGCTTCTGGATCGTGGTTGATTGCGATATCAACACTACGACCAGTCGCAAGTTCTATACCGGTACTGGCTTCACCGCCGCCGGCAAAATTATCAACTATTAATTCACCATTTATCATTTTCTTTAAAGGAGCCGACATGTTGTTGATTTATAATTAAAAATGAACAGTCGTTTACAAGGAAATCTGAACACTTTTAAGCGGTTCGGAGAATCGTAAATTACTGATTTGAATAAAACTTTTACAGATAGAATTGAACACTTCCATTACATCATGTACCATTCTTTCGTATGTCAAAAACGAAAGGTGGTGAAAAAGGAAGTGAAAGATTTGCAGGATTGGGCTGCGGTGCAAAAGCTACGCAAGAAGAATAAGAAAGTAGCTGTGATTGCAAAAGAATTAGGAATGTCAAGGACTACAGTTTATAAGCTCCTAACTATGGATGAAGAACCTATATATTCAAGAATTGTTTATCTCTGTAAGGTGGATTTCTATGCAGAACAGATTATAGAATGGAGATTTAATCCGGATTACGATTTCAATGGAACCAGGATTTTTAGGGAACTGAAAAAACTTGGCTATAAAGGTAGCATTACACCCGTTTATACGTTCTTGAATCGTATTTCAGAAACAAGCTATTCTGGTAATCGTAAAGCAACCATGCGTATTGAAACACCTGTCGGAGATCAGGCACAGTTTGACTGGTCTCCATATGAGATGTGGATTGGGACAAGGAAAAGAGAAGTCTATTGCTTTACCATGATTTTCGCAGCATCAAGAAAAAAAGCTATTGTATTTTCATTAAAATCTGATGCAGATGCTATTTATGAAGCAATACAGGAATTGTTTGAGGATCTTGGTGGCGTTACACTGGAGCTGTTGATTGACAATCCAAAGTCTCTGGTTATTGAGAATGATCCCAAAACTGAGGATGAAATTACGTATAATCCCAAAGCACTGTTGGTTGCGAAACACCTTGGAACTGAACTAAACGCATGTAACTGCTATTGGCCCCGTACCAAGGGAAAAATAGAGAAGCCTTACCAATACATCGAAGAACAGTTTGTAAAAGGAAACCGCTTCACAGACATGGAGCAATTAAATCGTGAAGCAAAAGATTTTATGAATAAATGGTGTAATGAAGTTCATGGAACAACGAAGAGAGTACCTAATCTTCATTACGAGCAGGAAGAGAAGGCAGCATTGCTGCCACTGCCTTCACACCGATTATATCTGGATACGAACCTTGACAAAAGAGTTGTCAGCCCTGACAGCTACATAAGTATTCATACAAATAAGTACAGTCTGCCTGTAAAGTATGCAGGGATGAAAGTGCAATTTCGGATTATTTACGGATTTCGAATTCAGGTGTATTCCATGGAAAAAGATTTCATACAGACATTGTGGGTGCAGGATGATAAATATCAGACAAAGACCCAGGATGAACATTTTACTGATATCCGGATAGTTACAAAATCTATTCCACAGATAAAGCGTGAATTCACAGAACGTTTTCAAAATGGACAACGTTATCTTGAGGAACTTGCAAAAGTTACGCAGCAGCCATCCCACCATGCCAGAAAAATTCTTCAGATGTGCGATACCTTCAACTTTGAAGATCTGGATATCCTGCTTTTACATGCTATCAAGCAAAATAAGCTGGAAATCAGGGAATTTAAGAAAATGGTAAAGGAACAAGGATATGAACTGCTACACAAAAAAACATCCCCATTACAACAGGAGCTAAAGAAGCAGTCCGATGCAGGTCTCACCAGAGACTGCAGCTACTATGAAACAGCACAGGAGACAATAAACTTATGAGTAACAATACGAAACAAGTATCAAAGACTGAAATTGAAGAAATTTGCCGGAAACTAAAGCTTGTGGACATTCGAGAGAATTATGAGGACATCATTTCCGAAGCCGTTTCAGCCAAAGAAGGCTATCTGAGTTTTATGCACCGGCTTCTATCAAATGAAGTACAGGGGCGTAAGGACCGATTATCGGATCGATTGATCATAAAGGCTGGTTTTGATTACGTTAAGACACTGGATGAGATTGCATTCGATTTTAATGCCTCGTTGAATTATCAGTACATTAAAGATCTTGGCACGCTCTCTTTTATGAATCATGCAGAAAACATTATTATTATTGGTCCCCCTGGGGTTGGAAAAAGCATGATTGCCACCGGAATCGGTGTAAATGCCTGCCGTGCAGGGAAAAAAGTCCTTTTCTGTAATGCCAAGGAACTGATGGATGACCTTAATGATTCCATGTGTAAGGGGAATTTAAAACAAGAATTAAAGAAACTTTCAAAAATCGAATTGCTGATTATAGATGAATTATCTTATCTAAAAATGGACAGAGAAAGAGAGAGCATATTTTTTCAGATTATCCGCCAACGATACGAAAAATGCTCCCTCATTATCACGACCAATCTTCCACTGGGAAGGTGGGACGAAGTATTTACCGGACAGCTGGCAGCAACTGCCATTCTGGACAGATTGATGCATCACTACCATGTTATAAATATAACTGGTGACAGTTTCCGTGTCAAAGGAAATGATTACATAATGAAAAAGGAGCATGCGAATGAATCATAAAAATGACAGCATTTTAGCTGAAAACATATTGGAAGAACTTCCATTTCCAGGGAATGATCCGGAGATGTTAGAAATAAGAAATAAGCCTGAACCAGATTACAGCCTGATGGATTGTAGTTGTAATAATTGCCAGGATTTAATAAAGAGTTATCTCTTAATTGATTCTCTGGTTCAAGATATTCTTGGGCTTGAAGAAGAAATGGTCAGATGGCGTCAGGCATTGCTGAGACATTTGCCACCTATAGATGCGCAAAATCTGAAAAGTGATATTTATGATAACCTTGCGCGTCGTTATTACGATAATAAAAGTTATCAATCCTATCTAAAGCGGATGTACAACGGACAGGATCCAATGGAATCGAAGGAACACAATCAAATGCTTCACCGTCTGAAAGAAGGAACGGATGAAACAAGTGTAGTTTTATAGGATAATAAAAAATCTGGCACTGGTTTTTCTACTGATCTTAGTGCCAGATGATTCAACATGAAAGTATCGCCCATGGCGTTTATATGATAGATATCACATGTAAAGGAGAAGAAAAAAATTGGCACGATTAAAGGTAGAGGATTCAAAAGTAATAGAAATCTACAATACACAGGGAAAAGCCGCTGCTATTGAGACAATCCACGCAACTTATGGGGTAAAGGATGCATACTATGTGTTACGCCGGTTGAAAGCAACCGAATCCTATGCGTATGATTCAAAAAGAGATTTATTTTGTAAAAAAGTAGAGATGCCATTTCTGGCACTTGATGAATTATGTATAGAATCACGCAAAAATAGTATTGATAAAGATGTGGACTGCAGACCAACAGTTCAGATTGAATCAAAATTCGATTCCTATGTTCAGGAATTAGTAAAAGAACGTTTTATGGAATACGCAAGATTCATCCAAGCAAATTCTGTGGACAGAATCTGGAGAATTAATAAAACAGCATTAAAATCAGCGGGATATCAACTGGAACTCTATTAAAAAGTGTTCAATTCTAACTGTGAAAAAACAAAAAAATATAAAGAAACAGGGAAATTAAAACTGTTCATTTCTATCTGTAAAAAATAGAAAAAAGTGTTCAGATTTCCTTGACAATCAACACATGTCTTTGCCCTGCAGGAGCTCGTCTCCTTTCTTTGTTTAATATTTCTATTTTATGTACAAAAAAACTACCAATACGAATATTGATAGTTGATATTGTATAAATACTAATCTACGCTTTTATATTTCAGTTTTAAAATATCTTTAAGTTTTATTACTTTTTCAGCAATGCAGTTAATTTCATCTTTAGTATTCTCAAATTTTGTCAAATCCATAGCAATATCAATAAAATCATTTTCGAATTCTTCTAAAAATTCCGTACTCCACAAATAATCTATGCTACAATATTTTTTACAAAAACTTGCCGTCCCTAAATAATAAAAAGTCGTAAGAATGAAATCATCTAAATTTGTTTTGTTGGGTTCTTCTATAAAGCGATCCCTATAATTTTCAGCTTCCGTACTAAGATTTTCATTTAGCTTCAATACACTTCCATAATAAGGAATTTGAGTAGATGATTTAAACTCTTTATACTTATCTATATTTTCAAACCCTAAAGCACATGCTAACTCAACTTGCTTTGCATGAAATTCTGTATACACCCTATAGAATATAATTTTATTGTTCATTAACATTACAACTTTTTGTAGTTCTATCCAATCATATATGTGTGTAAATTCATGAAATAATGATTGTTTAATTAATTCGGGTTTTTGGATCATGAAATCAGTATTAATATGTAAAATAATCGGGGGTCTTAGTATTGGGTTTACACTCATAGCATAACCAGCACTTCCATTGACCTCTGAATATTCCGTTTCAAAATCTGGTAAATTATCATTATTGCAAAATCTTTTATATTCTTCATAAATTTCATTTTTTATTATTATATCCCACTTCTTTTTTACTTCTTCTTTAGTTCTGCACATATTTACCCTCCTCCACACTATGCGTATATTATACTTCATCTTAGTTCAACTATCAATATTCAATTATCAATGTGCTTTAGTTTAAAATATTTCTTCCTCAGAGTAATTTGTTGACTATTTTTTCTTTTTAACCTTTTAAAACGCTTAAGCCTGAAAACCTCTATCAGTATTGTCGAATATATAGATGGACATAGTGTAATTAATATGTTATATTGAAATTACTAGCTAGTGATTTTAATTTTGAAAGGGGTTATTAATTATGAAAACAAAAAAACTTATTACTTCACTACTTCTTTGTGCTATGATTTTGACAAGCTCATTGCCATTGACTGTTAATGCAGCAACATTATCTACAACGAAAAAACAAGCATCTGTATCTAAAACAAGTTCAACTAGTGTATCTAAATGGATAGTAACAGCTTCATCATTAAACATTCGTAGTGGACCTGGCACAAATTACCAAACAACAGGAAGCTTAAAAAAATATGATTATATTGAAACTTATGAAAAAAGTGGAAGTTGGTATCATCTTACTTCTAAATATGGCTCAGGTTGGGTACATGGAGACTATCTTCTTACTTATGGTGCATAATTAAAACTAATAAAATAGTTATAAATTTTTAATTGGACTTTCGATAATGAAAGTCCTTTTATTTTTAATACTCACTTTTGCTATAGTCTATTGCCTTTTCTCTATCTTTGTCATAAAACAAGTAAACATCCGGCTTAGAGTTTCCTTTATGCCTTTTTCTATTATATCATAAATAACTTTCATTATTTTACTTCCTTAAAGCCTACTTTACACTATAGGAGCTCTTCTACTTTCTATAATTGCTAAAGCCTAATTTAACTTAGTAAACTCATATGTACGCAAGAACTCTGCCGCATCCGAATAACCTTGTTCCTTGAACAATTCCCCAATTGCATCAATCTTCGCTCTCTTACCCATTGTTTCATCATTTATATCCTGTGTAGCACTAACAAGATCAATATCAATTCCTAAATTATACTTTTCGTTTGCTTCTCTAGCGTAGTCTGTAAAGGTCACATAATGATTACCAAATCTCGTTAAATCTGCAATACACATTGTCTTTTCATCAAATACCTTTTTAAATCGCTTCAACCGTTCTTTTCGGAATCCAAATGTATCATGAAGTACTGCATACGCAATAGTTAAAATATTGTTATAAATCCTGCCGCTCATTAACTTGTAAAAGCTTTCTAATTCCTCAGGACTAAATCTCATTGGAGCCTTTAAAATATTTCTACTTCGAATATCATTTTCTAAGGCTTCAACTCCATCTTGTTTTGCTATTTTCAAAGCAAATAACATTCCTTCCATTCGCCACTGAAACTCTTTATCACCTTTAGCCATCTTGTTTGATCCTTTCTTTGTATCTCCTGTCTATGTCATTTGCTATAGCAAGTAAAATATCTTTGCATAATTGTGTTTTATATTTGCTATAAATCACATCAACTTCGGCTTTTAATTGCTCCCAAAATTCATCATTTGACTCCGGCATGTAATACTTTTTTAGAAGAGTGAATACGTCACCAAACATATTAAAAATCTCTGGAATATCTTTACTTGTAACAGATGCCATATTATCACTCCTCCCATGGTAATCTTGTATTACTATCAAGTACCATAAATCCATCTCGTGACTCACTTGATTTCTCAACTGCTTCAATACTTTTCTGTATGTTTGTCTTGTCCAAGGAATAGAAAGTCATTAATTTTCCCATGAATCCAATCTTAGTTTTACCTGTTTCACCTTGTCGGCTTTTTGCAACTTTAACGTTTCTCAAATCTTTAATTAGATTGTTGCCACCGTCAAAAGCTTCATAAAGGAAAATTACAGAATTACAATCTTGCTCAATATCTCCACTTTCTCGTAAATCTGCCAATACTGGTTCTTTATCTGGTCTACCCTCAATACTTCTACTCATTTGAGATAAAGCTATTACTGGTACTTTCAACTCCATTGCCATTGCTTTTAAACCTCTACTTATATCACCAATTTCCTGTACCTTGTTTCCATTTCTGCCCTTATCAGGTTTAAGTAATTGCAGGTAATCAATTATTATTAACCCTAGGTTATCAATGTATTTGCACTCGTTTCTAATTTCTCTTACCGTTTTGGTTCCGCAATCATCAATAATTAGATTCTCGCAATTAAGAAATTTACTTTCTGCATCTCGAAATCGCAATTCTTCGTCACTCATAAATTTCTTAGCGTGCCTTATTCTGTCAAATGGTATCTTTGTTTCCGAACATAGTATTCTGTCAATAACCTGTTTATCATTCATTTCTAGGTTATAAAACATTGTTTTTCTGCCCTGTTTTGCCTTGCTATAGGCTATTTGCGTAACAAAAGCCGATTTTCCTATACTAGGTCTAGCAGCAATACATACAAGGTCAGTATCTTCAATTCCACTAAGCATTCTATCAATATCATCAAACCCAAGGTTTAAATATTCAGGATCGTAATTTTCATTGAAATATTTGTGCTTGTTTTCCTCGTATATCTCTTTCAGGGTTTTAGATGTTGTTTTCCTGTCTGCTGCCAATTCAGATAATTTATTGATTGTTTCTCCAATGACCTCATTCACATTTCGTTCATCCGCTACACTTGCATCTGATACAATATTTCGTAGTAATCTTGATTTATAATTGTCAATTAGTTCATTTGCATGATACTCAATATTTACTGTTGTAGGAGTTGACAATACACATTTTCTAAGTATTTCGCTTAGTTCTAACTCTGTTATGTCTTTTGTTCTTGCATGATTGGCAACTGATTGTACATCAATAGGCTTTCCCAAAGTATACAGTTCCTGAACGGTTGCATAAACTTTTTTAAGCTTTGTATGTGTAAAGTGTTCAGGCTTTAGCCTTGTATATACTTTCTTAATGCTATAGTCAATATCAATAAACAAGGAGCCTATCACATTCATTTGCGTTTCGATTAGATCTGCCACACTTTACGCACCACCTTTGTTGTCAATTATCAAATCTCTACCTATTTTTTCAAAATCCTTGCAGAACAATTGATAATCACTGTATTTCTTAATCATGTATTTATTATTGCTTTTAAACATTGTTGCCATAACAGCATATATTTCCTTTGGTGTTCTGCCGTTTATTGTAAGTTGCTCAAAGCTGGTACAAACAAGGTTAATATTTTCATATTCAAATTTACTATCCAGTTTTTGTATGAAGTTTTCAAAACACTTAGCCAGCTTAAAACAGTTCGAATTTTCATCATAAGTTTTATTTACAAAGTCATTTAGGTAGCTGTCAAAATTACTAGGAATGAACAATGTTTTTGGTCTTAAATAGATTTCTCTTTCCGTGTTAAGCCACTGCTTACACTTAACATCAATAACTCTCTTAAAATCTTCCAGTGTATAGCCATCTTCAATCCTAGCACAAATATGTCGCTGGGTTTCTGCAGTGGAAGCTCTGAAATTTTTACCAGTCTTATCATTCAAGTAAGCAACCACTTCCGCACATAATGTATTATTTTTTTCTTTCTTTTTATTTATATCATTCTTTTCTTTATTAGTTGTTGCTAATAGCATGTCATTAGACTGTTGACTGACTGTAAGCTGACTGTTCTCTTGACTGTCGTTGTACTGATATTTATCGTAGTTAAGTACTGTAAATAAGCCAAATTTATTGAATTGCTTGTGTGTAACCTCGCCTGTCTTTTTCAAATGGTTCAATGCTGTTCTAATCTCTCCTGTTGTCAGTGCTGTTTCCTCGGATAACTTTGAATAAGAAGAAATAAACTGTCCTCTATCCACTGTCATTCCCTGCCACTCTTTAGCTTTCCAATTTGCCTTTAGAAGCAAATGCAAAAACAAAACCTTTGTATTTATGTCACTGTACCACTCCCATTCAGTCATTTTTCTATGTAATCTTATATAGCTTCCGTCAGCCAATTTGATTCACCTACTTGCTTATATATTTTGCTTTTCAACTCTTTCAAATTCTATAACCCAAACCCAAGGATTAGCCATCCAAGAATATTGTTCTGCCTGCTCTTTTTTGATTGTGGAATCCCATAATAATTTGAATTTAGTTAGTGCATGGTTTAGGTTCATACAAACGCAAGAATTAATTCCCTCTTTCAAGCAGTCTTCATTTTTCATATCCTGCAACCGTTCAACTCTAGCATTTGTTACTTTCAAAAAGATTCTTGCCGCTTCTGCTGGCATATGAATACTTGGAAGCCATTTGCCAATGTCACTTGCATAATCCGAATCACAACTTGCCTTATAAACATATTCTTTGTCACTGTAAGGATTTAAGCATTGCCACGTTTCTCTTACATAAAGAATATCTCCTGTATGACATGGTGGTTTTGCATAGCTTATAACTCCGCCATATTCATCTAAACCCCAACCAAAATTTCCGATATTTTTATTGTCCGTTGAATCAGTTACAAACCCTAGTGGATATTGATGTTTAGTGCTTGGTTGCGGTTTTACAACTCTTCTTGTAACTGTCTTTCTATCTTCCAGAATTGCTTTTACCATTTCTGTATTGAATAAAATTGGTTTCATGCTTAAGCACCTCCCATAAAATCAAATAATGTAGGTACGCTTATTTCATTTTCCGCAGACTGCAGGTACCCAACACCATCTCTGAAATAATCCTCGTTTAACTCAATCCCATACCCTCTACGCTTCATTTTAACTGCTGTCATAGGTACCGTCATAAGTCCACCAAAAGGGTCTAATACCAAATCGCCCTCATTGGAATATCTGTTAATAATTCTCTCAACTATATCAATCTGCAAAGGGCATACATGCATTTGTTGTCGTCTGCGGCTCTGCTGTGTATTCAAGGTTTTCATTCGGTTAATATCGTCCCAAACCTCTAATGTATTCCATGAACCAGGAGCAACAACCATGAACGTTGCTGGTAATTTCCCATTTTTATCTAGCTTTTTAGCAAGTTCAACATGCTCCTGATAGTTGTAAATACTTTCCCTTGAATAGATTCTGTAAACACTCTGTAATTTGTCTACAGGAATATTTTCAATTTCTTCTTTACTTATCAACCTATCACCACTGCTTCTCCAGTATCCATGAGCATCTATCTGCCATTGTGCCCTTGTGTAATCTTCCTTGGTTTTTGATACCGGTTCATCCGCATATGCATTTGAACGGTCCGTAGGAAGCTTTCTGAAAAGTAATATATATTCAGGGCAACCAACCCCCATTTTGGAACCATCTTTGCACTGTTCAGACCATCCAAGGCGGTACGTTTGATTATTTTCTCTTACAACATCAGTAAGAATCGTAATCATTCCAAAGTACATAAATCCATGTTTCATATAATGCCTGATACAATCGGAATGAAAAGGTTCAATTGTTGGCATTCCGGTACCGGTAGCATTTCCAAATAATACACGGTCCTTAACATGAATAGCTGCAACTCTTCCCGGCCTTAAAATTCTAAGAAGTTGCGGTGTAAGAAAATTCATTTGTTCAAAGAATTTCTCCGTATTTTGATTATGGCCAAAGTCATTATAATTTGCGGAATATTCATAATGATTTCCGAATGGAATTGATGTATGAATAAGGTCAATACTGTTTTCTTGCATTCTTTTAGTTTCCTCCACACAATCATCCAGTACGGCCGTGTAATATTGTCCTTGTACTTTCACTGTTTCTACACCCATCTTTCTCTTTAATCTTTCTACTTTATTTGGAGAATTTAGACCATATTGCTTTACAATTTCTATCATCTTTTGCACCATGTGGTTATGATTTTTCCATTTTTCTAGCAAAACATTTTTTATATTCTCTTCATTCTCCATATAGATAATATCTATGATTACTTTTTCAGTTTGCAAGAATCGGTAAATCCTATGTATTGCCTGAATAAAATCATTAAATTCGTAATCAATACCAACGAATATTGCTCTGTGGCAATGTTTTTGAAAATTGCATCCGGATCCTGATAATTCTTTCTTAGTTGCAAACAGTCTAGTTCTTCCCTCTGAAAAATCAATAACTCTTTTTTCCCTGATTTCATAATCCTGTGAGCCGAATATATCAACGGTTTCTGGAATGGCTTTCTTTATGGCCAGACGTTCCGCTTCGAGGTCATGCCAAAGAATAAAACTATCTCCATTGCTTTGCTCAACAATTTCTTTCAATTTAGCAATTCTAATATCAATACTTTCCCTCTTAACTGCTGCTGCATCTTTTAATCCTGCTGCTGCTTCTTGAAACAACTGAACTTGTCCATACTTATCTGTTGAGTTGCCGTACTCAACTGGTATCTCATGCCAATTAACCTGTAATGGTGGTAAATCATAACCTGCATCTGAATACTTCTGATTCAAGTCTGAAGGTTTCGTTACAAATAACGCCCAACTACTTACCCATAACCAAAATTCATCTTCCTGATTTGGATATAAAGTTAAATTATTTGCTTTTGTAGAATCTCTTTGAAAAAATCTTGTTAATGCCTGTCCGGTGTCCATAACCTCTAAATATCCGGCATAGTGGATTAGCTCCTTGTATCGGTTCGGTGACGGTGTGGCCGTAGCAACTAATTTATATTTAACACCTTTAAATTTATCCAAGAAAGTTTGATAAGTCTTACTTCCGAAACTCCTTAAAACACTGGCTTCATCCAAAGAAGTTGCTGTGAAATATTCTGGCCGGATATCTCCATCACGTACTCTTTCATAATTCGTAATCATGATATCTGTATTTGCAGATTCTACCTCTTGCATGTTTCTCACATATAAAGGCATATCGTACCCAAGTACCCCAACTGCATCTCTTGTAAATTCTTGCTTAACTCCAAGTGGTAAAACGATTAGTGCATTTCCACCCTCGTGTTTAATGACCTGATAGCAAAATTCTATTTCTTGTATAGTTTTTCCAAGTCCAAATGATTCAAATAAGGCTCGCTTGCCGCCTTTAATTGCCCACGCAACTGCATCTTTTTGATGTGGCTTTAAGGCTTTATTAATCTTCGACACATCAATGTCAAATCCGCTATCGAAAACAAGTTCTACCTTGCTGTACAAAAACTCTTTATAATTCATTCGTGTACGTCTACACGAGTGCGCACTCTTTTACCTAGGATTATGCTTTTCCTTTCTAAAATTAATTACTCTTTCAAATCAGCAATACTAAATACAATACCCCTGCAATAAGGTTCTCCATCTTCATAAACCATAAATGTTTCATGCGGAATGTCAGTTTTGTAAGTCCAAGTAATGATGTTTCCTGAATCATCTTTAGATTCCTTATCATCACACCATAAAGCTTCAATTCTGTTTGTGGCATAACCATCACTACCAAACGCGCCCTGACGGTCGAAATATATCATTCCCCCATCGTAGCAACCTTGTTCATCTTGAATTGTACCCTCAAACTCCATCAAGTCATCAGACGCACCACTCACAATTACAAAACCATTATCTTTTGCAATTTGTAATTCTTTTTTGCTAAACATTGGATAACCATATTCTTTACCGTCAATCATCTTTGCAAAATTCTTTATATCCATTTGCACCTTACCTTTCATCTTTTTTTTCTTGTAAAAATCTACGAATCATCACCAACCGTTTTGAATCATCATTTTTGTGTAAATCAATAGATTTGTTCCATGTTGCTATAAAATCGCTAACTGCATCACTATATCCAGATTCGTAATTACTAGGTTTCCTTGAATAGATTCCATATATCTCTCTGCTAGCTACAACTAATATGAACATAACAAACCATTCAACCCTTATCATTCCTCATTACCTAGGAACGGAACCTTGTATAAATGTTGTACCTTCGAATTTTTATCATCTATGTAAATATCAGCACATATCTTACGAGGATTACCACCAAATAAAGCAATTAGTTCCGGTAAATTCTCATTAACTGCATCAAATTCAAGACCTTGTTCTTTGCACCATTCAACCGCTTCTGTGAGCCTTTCCTCGCATCTGCAAGTCCAGAGGATTAATTTGTCACCTTGTAATTTTCTAAATTTTAAATGCCTGATAAGGTCTTTGTTCGGTTCTCCAATCTCGGGCCATTCACTTACGCATAGCGTTCCGTCAAAATCAACTGCAATCACATCAAAATTTCTACTCATTTATTTCACCACCTAACAGATCAAGTACTTTTTTTCCTGCTTCATGCGGCTTACAAAATATAAATTCTACGCCATACTTATGCTGCATAGTCCCCATTGATTTTGCCAGTGTAATGCCACTTGTTGGCTTTGCCTTTGGAAGTTTTCTACTTAACCACTTCCCAATGCTATGCATGTAAGCAATCTTGTTGTAATTATGTAAGCGTGGATTATTCCATTCATACAAATTATTGATGCAAGTCACGCCGTCTAAATTTTCTACTAACACATAAAGTTTAATTCCATTATTTTGTGCAAGAATACATTCATCACGGAACCTTGCGTGTGCCTTACCACAAATATTGCCAACCACTTCCTCGATATCTTTTTTTGTATCCACAGCTATGGAATATGTACCAACAAAATCCATCTTTTTGATGTCTATTCCCCTGCCTGCTTTACGATTCATAACATCATTTACTTTCTCATTTGCAAGTATATAATCACCAACTGGTAAAGGAGCTCGAATAACTTCAATTCCTTGACTCTGCCAGTATCGGTTTTTAGTTCTGTGCTGATTTTCTTTGTTTCCTATATCTTCAAGTAATGTCACTGTTATTCCCCCTTTTTACAAATCCGCACTATCATCATTTAATTTGTCAAAATTTTTAGACATAGATTGTGTTGCTTCTAAAAATCCTCTATATACTATTTCTTGCGCTTCTGTCAACTGCTCATTAGCTGTTTTTGGATTCATAAGTCTGACGATTTTATACTCTTCATGCAATTCCTGTCTTGTTGCCATTGTTATTCTCCCTTACAAAATATATTTTTTACCGGGGAGCGACCAACTCCCCACATTTAGTTTCATTATGGCTTAAATATTTCGTGATATATTATCCAAACATGAACAACCGGTCTGATACTGCCAACTACAAGACGGTTATTTTGTTATGTATAGGCTCATGCCTAAACAACTAGGATATTACTGTGAACTGATCCAAATCCTCTAACTCGTCTCTCAAATAATTTTTGATATTCTGCATTGCTTCATTCTTCCATGCACCGCCATCAGCTTCAAAAATTGCACATTGGATTCCGCGCTCTGATTTCATTCTGAATACGAAATCCGAAAGAGGTTGTGCTACTTCTAAGAAAGTTCTGTATGGAGCAAGATTAACTGGGTTAGGAATAATAGCTTCTGTTTTACTTGCAATTCCATTTTTAACTGTAGCTTTTTGCGTAACTCCATCGTCCCCATACTCTGCCACGCTTTTATCTTCAACAGTTCCAGCGAATTTAAGAACCAATCCTCTATCACCTGAATCAATGAATTTAGATTGAAGATTAATCAAAAATTCTTCATGGTCAATGAACTGGTTAAAACGAAACTCTGGCACTCTTGCAACTACGTTTACAAGGTATTCTCTTTCACGTTCAGCGTCCAATTGGGAATACAAAGACACTTTAGTTGGACTTTCTACATGAACAATCATTTTATCGCTCATGCTGTCAATGTTGGCTCTAATATAGTCAACAAAACTTGTTAATGTTCCCATCTGTATAGAGGATGCCTGTGGGTTGTGATTGATTCTGTGAAGTTGCTTATCAGAATACTGCTGTCCTTTAATTTCTTGTACAACCGGCACACTTAATCCAACTACATATTTTAGTGCTTCTTTAATCATCTTCTTTTCCTCCATTTTCTTAGGCTTGTTTTGCCTTAAAATCAACTACAGTTTCATTTTTAATCTCACCTGTTTCGGTATCTACTTCTTTGCCATCAATGACAACCTCTTTGGCTGCTGCCTGAACATCTTCTATGGACATTTGACCTCTTATTTGTCTGCCATACTCTTCTGCATAAACTTGACCTGTTTTAAGGTCTTTTCCAATAGCAAAACGTGTTTCAATTGGCTTAACAGGTGCAAGTTTTTTATCAACTGAAATCTCGCAGTTTGAATCGTTTCTTTCTTCATTTTGGGTAAATTTCAGCTTGATTGTAACCTCTCTTTTGTTCTTCCATGGAGTGTTCGGATCCTGCATGTTCTTAACCACTTCCTCAATTGCCTTACTTGCATTTTCCTGTAATGCTCCATCAACTAACTCTTCTAATTTAACTTGCATCATATGATCGTATTCCTCTCTATAAAAATACTGGTTTTCTAGTTACATATATTTCAACGGCCGTTAAAAACTAATTCGTAGTTTAGCGTCATTGCGGACAAGTGCTACTTTCTCTCTTCAAAATCACAACATGTATGGTTGTAATCTGTTTCTAATCCAAAATCCTCTGCTTCATCATTATCACAAGTCCATTCGCCATCAACTATGGTATGATAAAAACAATTTCCACAACATTCCATAAATCATCACTCCTTATATTCTTGATTCCAACATTTAGTGCAATCTTCACTTCCAGTATCGCATTCGTCTTTCTCATAATGTCCATCTAATTCAAAATAACAACCTGGGCACATATCAACTCCACCTTCAAACTCTTCTGAAACACTTTCAGTGTATTCCTCTGCAATTTTTTCTTTCAATGTTATATATTCTCATCACCTTTCACATAAACGGTATTAAGTTTAAATTTACTTCCAGTCCCTTATCTGCAATATAGCAATCACAGCGAACTATCTCTTTTGTCTTTTGAAGAAATTTCTCCGAATCGGAATTTGAATCTGATAAATGTAATAACACAACATTCATCAAGTTTGGATTATCATTCTTCATAAGGAACTCACAAGTGGTATCAATGCACATATGACCTGTCAGAACATGATTTCTTTTAAAATCCTCATTACACATCAAATCTTTATCATAGTTAACTTCAACTAGAATATGGTTCGATTTAAGGCTACTAAAATTTTGTGGCACATACTCCGTATCAGTTATGAATAACAATTTGCCTATTTCATAATGTCTAATATAGAAGCCAAGGCAAGGAACATCATGTATTAATTCAAAAGGCTGAATAATGAAATTTCCAATCTTATAAGCCTTATTAGGCATCATAGACCTTGCATATTCACCAGTTGTAATTTCAAGATGCTCTTGTGTTTCATCACTTGTGTAAACTTCGATACCAACTTTCATATAATCTGTTATGTACTTGGCATGGTCACCTTAACCATGTTCGTGAGAAACTAGACAGCCAACAACTTTTGATATGTTGAAATCCAAGGCTTTTTTAATATCTAATAACTTACAACCTGCTTCAATTATCAAGGCTTCTTTATCATCTTGCAGAATATAGCCATTGCCACTACTACCGCTATTTATTACCCTCAAAAACATTTAATCACCCTCTTTCAATTCCCAATGTTCGCATTCTGATTGATAATGTTTTTCCAGTTTCATTGGTTTAATATGGACAGACATAAGTGTTTTACCGTCAAAATCGCAGAAATAATAAGGTTCTTCGTAATCATCATCACCGTAATTACTATCTCCTCTCGGTGGAACATAGACAGTATTATAATCTTTTATAAAATATTTGCATGTAAGGCAGGCTTTATTGTCTGGATTTTTAAAACACTTCTTTTTATGTTTCCTTGCACCACTTTTAGTCATATATGCTTTACTGCAACACTTAGGTTTATATGCTTTAATCTCTTCCATATTTACCTCTCTTTCCAATCCTTGCACTTAATACGCTCCGTGTGGTACGGTGGAAATGCCTTTAATATAAATTTGTCGTGTGCTTCACAGCCATAGGCAAGCTCTGAATCAATATCAATTAAATTTGCACATGTGGCACATACACCGTCTTGTTTCTTTGTGAAACGTTCTAGTAGTCCACCTTTTTTCATTTCTCTTCCCCATAACATATAAACGGCAAATAAAATCTTCGATAAGAATTAAAAGCACCACTGCTATAAATATCAATTGGTTTTCCGTGTAGTTCAAATCTGAAATGCACTGAATTAAAAATGTTGCTTTGGCCATCAAGGAAAATACTGGTATGTGATTGCCCCATTCGAATATCTGTAACATCGTATTCTTTTAACTCTAAATCATAATGCTTATCTATAGGAATTGCCTTTATAGGCAACTCCATTGATATATTAATTTTCATTTAAACAACTCCTATTTCATGAAATCTGGTTCGATATCTCCTGATTCCTGAATCACTTCGGTTTCAACAACTTCCTGCTCCTGCACTGGTTCTTCCGCTTCTGCTTCTTGAAATACTTCGGCGTTGGCTTTTTCCTCAATCTCAACAGCAACATTTTCAGCAACAATATCTAATTTGTCATTATCGCTAGTTTCATTGAATGATTGCAAGAAATCGTCACCCATAATTGAACTATCATCGGTGGCATTAATAAGACGTTTTGAAGCACGATTAAGAACTGTTTTCTTTGCCATTTCTTCCGGAAAGTTCTTATGAGTTGCTGATTCATATCCGTTCTTTTTAGCAGATTTCCATGACTGCCCCTGCGCCCAAGCACTTTCAATTTCATTTTTAGACATAATCTCAACAACTTTTTCTTTGTCCGTTGAAATTATTGCATATGCTGCAATTATTGGATTATTAAGATTCTCAAGCTTTGTTTCATGCTTATAAATTACCATTTCTCCGTCATTTTCCAAGTCATATCCATATTCAAATATATCACCTTGTCTTACTACATTTGCTACTGGTTGACGTTTTAGGCTCTTAACACGATTGAGCATTGCCAATGTTCCGAAATATGATGGAACTAAGGTACATTTCTTTCCATAAGCCACAAAATAGCACTGTTTTTTTACTGGGTTTAAACCTTGTGTAGCCATCTGCATAAGTGATTGAATTACACTTTCCTGTGTACACACTTCCAATAAAGGATTATGATTCTTGTCCTCTGCTTCTTTAAGCATTAAGTAAGCCGAATTCATGGCGTTCTGGACACTATAGTTTGTTGGAAATTTTAAGCCTTTCTTTTCTTTTTCTTCTAGCTGAACAGTTAGCTGTTCGATTGTTTTATTTGTTACTGTTAATTGATTTGCCATTTTCATCTACCTCGACTTTCTTAATCCATTCAATTACATTAATTGTCTTTTCGCGCTCAATTTTAACAACTTCAATTGGTTGTTCCCAAAACTCATTTTCTTGGCACTCTGTTAATCCCTCCTGCCAGTCAACAGCAAACGTCCTTTCACCTAACTGACATATTGAACGAACTTCTCTTTGCCATCTGCGGTTACCTCCCTCAATACGCTCAATATCAAATTCAAGAGCCAGCATTTTCAATTCTCGTTCCGACAATCTATCTCCACTGTCAATTTTGGAAAGTAAATCTTTTTCATAATCACTCATCTGTTTGCTCCTTTTCTACAACCTTACCTGTGATGGTCTTTACTCTATCTTTAAAAGCTTCAATCTCACTCTCTGGCACATCAACTTCGGTTACTACACCTTTGGCACTTGAATTGATTTGTACTAAGTCACCAGGCTTAACCAACTCATTAGAGTAAAACGTGTAGTCCTTGCCGTTCGGCACTTCTCCTTTTAAATACTTTACTTTGATAATTTGCATTTAGATTTCCTCCAATTCTTTTTCTAACTCTTTGATTTTTGCATCTATTATTTGTTTCATATTATTAATAGAATTGCGAATACCAGCTTCGCCTATTGAATCATTTGTTATCTTTGTATCTTGACCAGCGAATGTAAAACAAATTGTATAATATCCCTCGCAGGGTTCACTGAATGAATCTCTAAGTTGCTTCAATTCATCTAGCTTTTCTACTACCGATTTCGCTTTGTGATAGTCTGACATTTTCATAATTAACCTCCCCCTACTCTTGGAACGCCACGCCCATATCTTCTAAAATATCGTATAGCTTATCTTCAAGGGTTTTCTGGTTCTTCTTTGCGTCTTGCTCTTCCTCTTCTTTCTTTGATTCCACAACAAAGCCTTTCTTCTTTAAGCACTCTTTGCAGATATCAACTTCCAATGTCGTAGCTCCTGTAAATCCTGCAATTCTAACTCCGCGATAAGTACCTGCTGTTACTTTGATTTTTAATAAATCATCATTACTCTTTGATTGCTTGCAAATATCGCAAGTATAAACTGTTGTCTGTGCCATCTATTTTCCCTCACTTTCACTTCTACAAATCAAATCCAATCCGTCCATGGCATAACCACCTCGAACTCCTTCTAGTTTCACAACCATAGTTCCGCATAAATTCCAAGGCTCGCTGACAACCTCAAATTCCTTGCCCTGCTTTTCTTTGGGAACATAGTATTTATTATTCATGATAACAATATCACCGATTCTTGCATCTAACATTTACTGATCCTCACTTTCCACTAAATCATAGGTAACTTTAATCTCTTTAATTTTTGTTTTGTATCCACTGCAATACTTTTCAACAAAGTTCTCAACTGATTTAATAGAATTCCATTTTTTTGCAGTAGTAATTTTTACAGTTAAGTTTAAATCATGACAACTCCAATAAGTCTTTCCAACATATTTGTAAATGCCGTTTCTTTCAGCAAGCAAAACATATTGATGCTTTGATTCATGAGTTCTCAATGTTCTATTGTCAGTTGAATGAGTATTCATACTATTCGCCCTCCACTTTCAATTTATCATCAGATACTTTCAAAACAATTAACTGGCTATCCATGCTAGGAATATTCTCTGTGCTTAATCTCTCTGCATTATCAAGGAACACTGGTACTGACACATTATTAATCTTCTGCAGTGTATTGATAATATCCATTTCAATAAGGATTTTGTGACCTGCATTTAATCCATTTCCGTACAAAGTACCTTTATATGTAGGTTCACAAATATTTTTATATCCCTCTGCTTGGATATTCTTTTCAAACAATCTCCATTTAATAATTGAGAAGTGCTTGTTTACCTCATCAGTTAGCAAATCAATCTTTGCCTTTTTGAAATCTTCATAAAGCATCAACTTCTTTTCTTCGTTAGCAGCCAACTGGACAACCTCTTTGTGACGAGCCTTGTATCTTTCAATCTCTTCCTCGATTTTGGAATTATCGGCTTTGGATATTTGAGTATTTACGGAATCTAGTTCCTCTTTCAATTCATCCTTTTTGACTTTTAACTGCTTGCGATAATCAGCACCGCTATTCATTGATTTCAAAGATTCTTCTTTTTTTGCAATTTCAGCAGTCAAGGCTTCGTATTCTTGATTTGTTGACAGGTCAGCTTGTTGTGGAAGTTTTGCGAGTTCTTCCATTGCCTTTCCCTTTTCAGCATTGAACTTTATTTTTTCTTCTTTAAGTGATTCTAACTGTTTCTCATATGTAGCAAGTTCTTCTTTATGCTTTTCAATTTCAGCCTTTAATTTCATTCCTCTTTCATACATCAAAGCAAGTCCATTACTCTTTTTAGTCTCGAAATCCTCTCTATACCCTGCCGATTTTTCTTCGGGAAATTCCTGTCCACACATGGAGCAAATCAGTGTATTTTCATCAAAAACTTTACTTTGAAATTCCTTGTATTCAACACCTAATTGTTTACGTTCTGCATCTTTACGCTCAATATTATCCTGTAATCTCTTGATATCCATTTCAATGTTACTGTGTCTTGAAAAAGTATCTTTAAATCCTCGGTCAGCTTCATCAATTTTCTTTTGAATTTCTCTCTTCTGACTGTTTAATTCTTCATATGCCGCTCTTTCAATATCACTTTGCTTAAATTTCAATTGCATAATATCATCAGAAAACTTGCTAAACTCTTCAAAAGCCTTTTCGTTATCCTCTTCCTGTTTTTCAATTTCTGCAATTTGTTCTTTTAAGGCGTTTTTCTGTAATTCCAAGTCAGATACATCAACACTCACTTTTAGCTTGCTAATAGCGTTGATTTCGGTTGGGATATCATCAATTTCGCCCTTGTAACCTTTGTTGGTTTTTCCATTACCCCTTAGGGCGAAATTACTTTCACTTATCAGATCATCAATACTTTTTGATTCAAACAACTCTCTTAATTCTTCAAACTTAGGATTAATAACATCAGCATCTGTTTTGTCTGAAATCAACTCAAATAACTTCTTTCGTCTATCTTCTGTTTTCAACTTCAAAAAAGCATTTGCGTTGGTAGTGAATTTGAAAAGTTCCTCGTCAATAATTTCTGAAAAGAACTTCTTGAACTCTGTTTCACTCTTTGGAGTACCATTTACAATGTAGCCATTGGTATTTCCCTTAAAGTACTTCTCTGTTTCGCCTCTTCTCGTAACCCAATCTTGATTTTGAGTTTTAATAATATTCAGAGGTCTTTTATCCACTTCCATATCCAGTTCAATAAGAATTTCAACAAAATCAATATCAACGCCGTTTTCATCATGCGGTCTGATTTTATCCGCCTTGGTACCGTCTGCAAGCTTGTTGAAAAGAACCCAATTTACTGCATCTTCAATGGTAGTTTTTCCCTCTTCATTCTTGCCACTGATTTTTGTTACTGTGTCAGAAAAATTTATTGTGAAGTTCTCATAACACTTAAAATTCTGCATTGTAAGTTTCTTTAATTTAATTACCATAGTTTTCTAGCTCCTTTTCTAACATATTTATTACAGACTTAAGCACTTGTTTGTTAATTGTTATTGTTTCTGTTTCGCATCGATCAGTATTATGATTTAATCCGGATTGTTCCTCTTTAATCTCTTCTTGAATATTAATCCAGAGTGTATGAAGCAAAGCTGAATTACTTGTATATACAGTTGTTAAATACTTATTTACCATATTCAAATTACTGCCTTTTTCGATTACACTATCAAAAGCGTGCTTGATTGCTCTTTCGACCCTTGAATAAGTATCATTGTTCTTTTTAGCTATTGCATTGTATAAACCTATTGTCTTTCCATTGCCGTCCGCTTCATCTAATAAAGCAATCGCATCACAGATATATCTAAATCCTTTTGTGGCAGGATTAAAGCCAATTTTTAAAAGAATTTGTTTTGTTTTTTCTCCAATGTCCATTTCAAACACCTCCTTAATCCTGTTTTGCTTCTGTTAGCTTAGATACAGATAATTCATAAGCTACCTTTACTTCTTCATTTTTTGCATATTCCCTGCTCTGTAGTCGGCCTATAATCTTTATACAATCTCCAACGACTAAACCCTCTGAGTATCTTGCGTTTCTGCCCCACGTAATACATGGAATATAGTCAGTCTTTTTATAAGGTCTGTTAACCGCAAGTAACAAATCTGCTATCTCTCGTCCTAATGGTGTCTTTCTGTATACAGGTAGCTTACAAATATAACCGGTAACCTCAACATTGTTAAAGTCTTTCTCTCTCAAATCGATAATATCAAGCATAAATATAGATACCAAAAGCCTTGATTTACCCTCTTTATACTGATTGTAAGTTCGAACTTGCCCAATAAAAGCTATTTTTGTGTCAGTAAGGTCTACTTTTACGTCAAGTAATCTTTCAGATACCATTGCAGGTAATACGTCTTCGATATCACTATTTCTCTTTGTTGAGAGCATAAATGTATAGAATTTCTCTCCAAAAACCTCATGACTGAACTCAAAATTTGATACTACCGTGCCTTGAATTTCTATGTAATTGTTAATTTCCATTGCTTTTTCCTCCGTTGTGGTGATATAATCACTTTATAAATTGTTTATTAGTTGCTTGAATCCTTTGGAATGGCTGTTCCTTGGGATTCTTCTTTTTTGATTTCTCCAAGTTCCAAAATTACAATATCTCTTACCTCTCTCCACTTGTCAAAGGTCAAAGGCACTTTGTAGCTTATTGCATTTGCGATACGCTCTGCTTTGTCCATTACGTTCAATTAATCACCTTACTTTCTTCTTATATTTATCAATTAATTTGATTTTACCTGTGTTTTTGTGAATGATTTTCAGATAAGAACCCAAGTCATCTGCAAACATCCACTCTTTGGTAATTAAATTATTGTTCGCAACGATTTCTTTTTGTTCCCTGGTAAGTTTCTTTGGCTGTTTAATATTTATCACTCCTTTCAGAATCTAACCTGCAGCCTATGTACTCCTATTACGCTTATATATAAACCACATACCGCATCATGCTCGCTCAAATAGTTGTTGAACTCTTTGCACGCCCTAATATGTGAGGAAATTGTTATTGACCGCTTTACATTATTACTGCAATCAATCCAAATTTCTTTGTAAGACTCTGCTCTGTTATGTATTTTACATGCGACCGGAAATTTTTCTTTTTGATTGAATTTGACCCGATTTAATATTTTTTGCAAATCAGACTGTGTTAGTTGTTTACCCTTTTGCATCTACAATCACAACATCACAATCATTAATTCCCCAATCCAAAGCATCTGAATGATTTTCAAAGTACATATCAATCGTATTTCCCTTTATATCACCGCCAATATCCTCCGCTTGGTAAATACCAATCAAAGAATCCTCATAGTAAATCAATACTGTTGAGCCTAAAGGAATCACACTTGGGTCGACTGCAATCGTTCTATCCTGTAACGCTGTTGTTTCGGTATAGGTTAACTTGTCCGATTTGTCACAACACTTTTTACATGCACAATAGCCATAAACTGTAAACTCATTTGTCGTACCATAAAATATCTTTGGCTTAGCATCTATTTGCAGTTTTGGAAGCAAAAGAACCGCCGCAAACACTGCCATTAATTTTCTCTTCATCCTTATTAATCCTTTCTGCAAAATTTTTTATTACCTGTTCTAAATTTTCGTAATCATAATTAGAAATTGCATTTGTAAGCTTCAGACCTGTGACAAATCCATGCCACATAGCCACGAGTAAGCATCTTTTAGATAAGTTGGTTTCAGTTAAAATCAACGCTTTCTGTCTTGTTACAAATCCATCTATTTGTTTTGATGTATTGTCTGTCATTGCTCGTTCTCCTTTATTTCAAAATGTTCATTTTCAAGTGGACACTTTTCTAAATCTTTAAAAATACAATTTGATTCCTTACAATTTCCGTAGCAATTTTGTGTTATTATTGCTATTTCTTCGTAGGTTCCAATTATCATCATCATTTATACCCCCTTGTATTAATGATTAGCCCTCAGATTCATTAATGTGATGCTCTTTAACTTTTCAAGTATTTTGTAATGTTATGTTTCCATCATTTCTGCTACTCCTAAAGTGGTTATTGTTATCTGCTCTAATAATTCACTTAATCATCCTCTGCTTTCTCCACTTTTCAAATTCTTCTGTATCAACTATCCACTTTCCACCTCCGGGTGTCTTTGTTCCAGGGAAACCTTTTATGTAGGTATATTGTTTTAATGTTTCTCTGTTAAATCCAAGGGTGGTAAGTTCTGTTATACTCATAATTGGTTTTGGATATTGCATAAATAAACTCCTTTCTACGCTGCTCCATATCTAATAGCCATTTCTTTTACAATAGCCATGTAACCCTCAATCAACTTCTTATCTTCTGCAATGATATCAACATAAGATAGCTTGTCTCTCTTAGATTTACAGATTCCTTCATCTGCCATTCTCCTACGTTTATTTGTAAGTCTTGTTGCTAAGCTCACACCCATTCGTTTTTCTAACAACTCATAACTCTCTGCTCTCACTTGGCTATAAATTTGACCACCGCCAAGACTATGTCCAATTTTTTTAAGAATATTACTCGTATCTTCTCTCCAAGAAGTTGTATCAAGTGCAACTACTTCACGAATACTTTCAACTCGGTCTTTAACCGAAGTGATTTCTTTATCATGCTTTGCAAATTGCTCTTTCATAGCTTTCATTTCTTGAAGTGATTCAATTAGGACATCTTCTATACAATGAGGTTTTGTGAGGTCCTTCAATTTATTTTCTACCTTAATGAAATAGTTTCTTGCTTGCTCACCTTTTTCTGATTTGGAAGCCATTGCAAGTTTTTTAGCAAAATCAGCAGTAAGCTTGTAATCTTTGGTATCGTTGCCCTCGACATTGATGTCGAACCCTATGTAATCCTTATTTTCATCTGCAAAACTATTTGTTAAAATGTTACTATTGCACCATCTTGAAAATTGTCCTTTTGCTAATTCTAAAAATTCATAGAGTTTCCTAGCCGTAGTCATTCCGTTTTCATCAATCTGCAATGTTATTTCAATAGGGGTCAGTCCTTTTTTGTTAATTAATTCAAATTGATTCATATGTTGCTCCTTTCAAGTTCAATTTAATTGAACTTCTTGATTAAAAAAATATAACATTATCTCATTATCAGATATTCCTAGAAGATTAGATGCCTTTGTGATCTCGTCTTGTTTAAAGTAAATTGCTCCATTTAACTTTAAAGACAACGTTCGCTCTGACACTCCTAGCTCTGCCGCGAATTTACCTTGCGTGCCATATTTCTCTACAATTTTTCCTCTTAACTTATTATAATTGTACGACAAGATTATTCCTCCTATCTTTTTAATGTTCAACGCGTTTGAACTATCTTCATATTATCATCAATAAAATTCACTGTCAATACTAAAATTCAATTATTTTGAACTTTTTGTTTTTGTCTATTGAACTTTTATTCAAAACGTGTTAATATAGTAAATAATAAAATGAAAGCGAAGGGGTAACATGAAAGTAGGAAATACTGCAAAAAGACTTAAAGAAATTATGGAAGAGAGAAATCTTAAACAGATTGATATTCTTAATTTAGCTCAACCTATTTGCGAAAAATTTAATACTAAGCTTAGCAAATCCGATTTAAGCCAGTATGTATCTGGTCGAGTTGAGCCAGGCCAAGATAAGCTGTCTATTTTATCTTTAGCACTAAATGTGAGTGAAGCATGGTTAATGGGATATGAAGTACCAAAAACGCCTGTAATAATAGAAATGCACAAAAAAAATAATAATGTTTTAAAAAGATTATCCACTTATATGAACTCTGAAATTGAATTAAATCTTTTAAAAGAATTTGATAAACTTAATATGGAGGGCAAAGCAGAAGCTGTAAATCGCGTGTCTGATTTAACCTATATACCTCAATACACAGAGCAGAATATCGTATCATTGGAAGAAAAGAAAGAATCTAAGAAAAAATACGAACCAACCGAGGAAGATATCAAGTCTCTGGTTGCTAGAAATGGTAAAAAGATAACACGTGAACAAGCTTACGATTTGGTGTCATTATTATTTTCAGTGGATGATGACGAAGAATAATATAAAGGTACTAATATGGATTATTTAAAAATTAAATCATCAATTTTAGAAGTATTCAAAGAATGTGATGTTCATTCTTTTCCTATTGATTGTTTTAAATTATTAAAGATGTATGGCTTTAAAACAAAATCATATAATTCGCAATCTTCTAAAAAGAAACAGGGTTGCTTTGTTGTATCTAATGATGCATTTACACTTAAAAATACAGTTTTTTATAATGATAATATGCCTTATGGAAGAGTTCGCTTTTCACTAATGCATGAATTAGGACATCATGTTTTAGGACACGGTACACCTAGAACCGAACAACACGAAAAAGAAGCCGATTATTTTGCAAGCCATATTCTTGCTCCTCGCATGGCAATACATTATGCAAGATGTAAAAATCTCAATGATGTATCAAAATTGTTTTATTTAACATATGAAGCCGCGGACTATGCCTTTCAGGACTATAGACGTTGGCACAGATATGTTACATATCACAAAATGAGTGAATTTGATAAGTCCATGTATTCTCACTTTTATAGTGATGAACACAAAAAGTTTGTGTACACTGTGAAAGAATGTACTTTATGCGGTAGAAAGTTGATTAATTTCAATAAAGATTCCTGTCAATCCCACCACTCTTTATATGAGCCACGTATGCATTATCATCAAGACCCCTTAGAATCTTCTCTTCTAAGGGAAGAAAAAAGATTTCTTTATGGCGGATTGTGATTGACATATTGGTACATTTTTCCTATTATATAACTATGTGCATAATCGCATAAATAAAACTTATGAGAAAGAGGGAATACATATGGCATTAACAACATGTAAAGAATGTGGAAAGGAAATATCCGACCAAGCGACTAGTTGTCCTAACTGCGGTCATCCCATTTTTACACAGCAGGCAAAAGTAACTGTAACTATTGACGATTCAAAAACAAAATTTAAGGGTGCAAAGACAACAATTGGAATTATATCCATTATACTATTTGTTATAATCTCTTTTCAGTCTTGCGCCGCTGGAGTAGGTAATGCACTTTCTGAAAGTGGCGAAACAAGTGGTTCATTCGGGTTTTTTCTTGCTTTGTTTATGTTGATAGCTGGAATTTTAACAGTTGTTAATCGGAGTAAGTCAAGCAAATCTAGCTTTATTATACCAGCATGCTTTTACATAATCGGAGGTTTATTTGCAAAAATTGAAATAGGTTCCTTTACCGACTTAGGTATTTGGTCAAATCTTTCAATCTTCTTTGGTGTTTTACTTATTATTTTTATGATATTTGCTAACAAAAAGAAAGAATCTTAATAAAACAAAATAAAACCGCTTCCATGGATCGGAAACGGCTTCATATAGATTACTCGTAACATGACTGGTTTACGAATAACTCTACCTTCGACAAGTAGAATTATATCATAATCCTGATGGAAAATCGAGGGTTATTTTTTATACCCTTTTATAAGAAAGGAACAAAAATTTAATGGCAAAATACAAGAAAAGAAAAGATGGCCGATATGCTGCAAACGTCATAGTTGGACATGATGAAGATGGTAGAAGAATTTATGCCCCAACTATATACGCTCACTCTATCCCTGAACTGGAACGTTTAAAGGCTGAAATAATTACACAAGTCAATAAAGGTACATATGCTAACGATAAAGGACTTACTGTGGGTAAATGGGCTAAGGATTGGATTGTGGCATACAAAAATAACGTTGCTACCAGTACGTATATGAATTACGAAAACATCATCAGGAATCACCTTAATGCTATTAATGATATCCGTTTAATGGATTTAAGAAAAATTGATGTGCAAATGCTTATAAATAGCAAGAGTCATTCTTCAGAAACTCAAAGGATGATTAAGATCACCATGAATCAAATGCTTGAGGATGCAATAGACGATGGCTTGGTCTATAAGAATGTATGTCGAAGTATAAAAGTATCTAAACAAAATGAATCTCAAAAGCGAGCTTTAACCGATAAAGAAAAAGAAGCAATCAAAAAGTGTGAGTTTACTGACAAGGAGCAGGCATTTATTGATATTCTTCTATATACTGGCATGAGACGTTCAGAGGTGCTTGCACTAAGTAGGAAAGATATTGATTATTCAAATAGGTGTATCAGTGTAAATAAATCTCTATCATGGGCAGGGGGTAGCCATATTAAAGACCCTAAAACAATTAAATCCAATAGACAAGTAAACATGCCTATTAACCTATCTCACTCACTAGAAAGATATATAAACACTATTGATACCCTTTACTTATTTACAGGGCAAAATAGAACAATTATGAGTAGCGCAACTTTTAAACGATTTTGGAATGATATCTTTAATAAGATAAACTGTGCTATGGGTGGAACTCCTAAAATAATATACCAAAATAAGGTAACACAACATGGTATCCAGGTAACTGATCTTACTCCTCATATCTTTCGCCACAACTATGCTACTATGTTATATCATGGTGGGGTTGATGTAAAAGAAGCTCAAAGGCTTTTAGGACATTCAAGTATAAAAGTGACTTTGGAGATTTATACTCACTTAATGGAAAACAAAACAGATTTAACAGATAAACTAGATAATATCATGTGCATATAA